ACCAACATTTGCATTACCCGTTGCACTCAATGTTGTTGCATATACGCCAATAGCACCAATATTACCTACATTTGCATTACCCGTTGCACTCAATGTTGTTGCATATACGCCAATAGCACCAATATTGCCTACATTGGCATTACCAGTGACACTTAATGTACCACCTGTTATTAAATTAGCACCAGTAATGTTACCGGTTGCTGTTATTATACCTGTGCCAATATTTCCAATGTTTGCATTGCCTGATACAGATACACTTGTCAATGTACCTAAACTTGTAATATTTGACTGTGATGCGTTCACTACATCTCCGGCATATGCAGCATAGTTTGCATTTGCGACAGTGCCAGTTATATTTGCGGATTGTATATTACTTAAGTTGTTACCACTACCAATGAAATAATTAGCAGTTGCAGAATTTCCTAAGTTAGCATTACCTGATACAATATTACCGGTTACTGATAAACTAGTTAATGTACCCAAACTTGTAATATTTGGTTGTGCGTTACTTGTTACGGTAATAGCAGTCGTTGCACTAGGAACTATACCGCTTACATTCGCACCTTGTATATTACTTAAGTTATTACCTGACCCAATAAAGTAGTTAGCTATTATATTTCCTAAGCTAACATTACCACCTATTGATAGATTTCCACTGATATTTGCATTACCTGATAATACTATGTTGCCTATAGAAAACGTATTAGGTACAACAATGTATAATGTTTGAGTAGATGATGTATAGACCGTAGAACTAGCTAATACTCCTAAGCTAGTACCAAACTGTAAATTAGGTGAGGATACTGTAACGTTCGCAATATTTGCGGTAACAACAACGTTTCCAGTAGGTGCATTAACAGTAATACCTGCACCTACTGATCTATTAACTGAAGATACTGATGCACTGGTAATACCAGAGTACACTTCGTTAAAATTTTCTTGTACTTTTTGGAATGCGGATCTTATCGCATCGGCCGATGGATCGTCAGGAAACGCTCCGAAATCTATATTTTGTTGCATTGGATAGCCTGTCTTTCTATTTGTTTACAATTGTCCATATGATATCTTTTCATATTTGCACTACCACCTGATTTATTGCAGTGCGGACAGGTAAGAATATATTGTGATTTATATTTCATTCCTCGTTTAGGTAGTCCACTAGCAATACGATGTTCAATCGTATGTGGTCCGATATTTTTACCTAGCATTGATGTCCGTCTTTTTTCATTTGATTCTGGTCTATGTTTCTTTCCTGTCATACCCATTGCTTTTCCCTTAGATGACTTTACTCGTTGGGCAATAACTTCCGGTGATTGTTTTATACCGCCGGGTCCCTCACCACCGTCAGTTTTGTTACGAAGGATTCCAGTATTGTTATCTTTACGTCCGTACTGACTAATTATTTGTTTCTCCAATGTGAAGGCATCAACTTCGGTTAATCCTTGTTCTAAAATAACTATTTTTGTTTGGTCGATGGGTTTACCTATCTCGCCCTTGCCTTTAGTGTAGGCGCGATTTCCTTTACCCTTACCAATATAATAAGGACTACCATCGTCACGAAGGTAAGCGTATACATAAAAATTTAATACAGAAGTCATCTAGTATTTATCGTTTTCAATTAAACACATACCCAAAAAAATACCCGACTAGTGCCGGGTACTTTTGAACAGAACTAATTACTTTAGGCCTGCTAGTTTCTTCCATTGAGCTACTGCATCATCGCTAGAATACTTTGATTCATTGATATCAGTTGTATTGCGTGATGTTGTTCTATTTTGTCCTGCAATAACAGGAATAGTTGTCTGACCAGTTTGCTTACGCTTGTTCAAACCACCACTGATAACATTCATCATAAAGTCAATATCAGTTTCGAATGCTGTATCTGAAGCAGATTTACCTGGACCTGCATCATTGGCCCACTCGTCTATCTTCTTCTTGTCTTTCTTGTCATCATACTCAATGTCTTTTTTGACTTTCTTACCAGCTTCTTCTGCCTTGTCGTCATCTTTACCCTTATGATCTTCATCATATTCGATATCTTTAGCGACTTTCTTTGCGGCTTTTTCAGCTTTGTCATCTTTCTCGCTAGTAGATTCTTCTGAGATTAATGTTAATTTCTTATAAAGATTAACAAACATTGACTCTGACATTGATTCTTTGTCAGCTTTATCTTCTTCAGCAGATTCTTCTTCTTCACCTTCTTCGTCAGATTGGTCTTCTTCGTCAGGAGTTAATTTTTCAACTGGTTCTTCACTAGCTTCTGGTCCGCCTGCGCCTTCGTCAACATCATTTCTTGGGTTGTACTCAGCGGCTGCTTGATTGGCTTGTGCAGTATCAGCAATTGCCGCATCTGTATTGTCAGCACCACTGTCTGGGGGATTGTCTTCAGCCATTTGATAAGTCATTTGGTCTTCTGATTCAACTTCATCAACCATTTGTTGACCTTCACCGCATGCATGACCAGCTTCCATCATGCCACCGCATGACTCACATGTACCTTCATGTCCGTGCTCGTCGCCATGACCTTCTTCGTCAGCATAATCACCGTTACTAGCTTCACCGCCTGTAACTTTCTTAATCAATGCCATCATACCATCATGGTCACCGACAACATCTAAACCACCGTGCTGTGGTTGTCCACCTTGCGGAGCACCGTAACCATTTTGTTCATCACCACCAAACAAGCCTAGACCTGCTGATTTGATTATTGATAGTAATTGATCGGCTTCGCCGTCTTGTGCTGATACACTTACCGAATCAGGAGCACCTTGTTGACCTTTACTGATAGAAACAGTCATGCCTTCAGCTACATCTTCTTTAGATTCTAGCAAAGCATTTAATTGTTTGTCCAATGCTTCAAAAGCGAATGGGCTTTCTTCAATTGAACTACGGTCCGTATATGTATCACCACCAACACTGAACTTACCACCAGTTGGTGTGCGCTTCAATGCGGCTGTGAAAGCATTGCCCTCATCCATACCACCATGTTGTTCTTGTGAAGCCATACCTGGTACTGTTGCGGCTGGCATAGAACCTTCTACTTCACCAACATAACCTTGAATTGGCATTTGACCATAGCACTCATCTAGACCTTCTTTGAAGCCTTCGTGATAGTGTCTTGATTCTTCCATATCATCGTATGAGCAGTTGTAACCTTGTTTTCCCAATGCATGTGATTTACCGGCATGACGAGCCGCTTTTAATCTTGTGTTCATACCTTCTTTAACCATTTTCTTTTTGCAATCGGCCACCATTTGTTTTAGTTCTTTCTGATCGCAATCAGGATGCATTTTGCAAATTTCTGCTACAGACTTTCCGTCCTGACACATTTTTTTAATATGTGACATTGGTGGGCATTTCTTTTTGTCAGTATTTGATTCTGAATCCATATCTTCTTTAACTTTCTTTTTCTTCAAATCGTTTTTACCCTTACCATCTTCTGCGTAGTCAGGGATACCATTCTTGTTTGCATCTGGCTTCTTAGCTTCAAATGTTAACGGGCTTGCTAATGCATCACGTGGAGGCTGATCTGCCTCTTTGATTTTCTTCATTTGTGAGCCGGCAATTTTTGTTGCGGCTTCTTTACCATATTTAGGTGTTAGTTTACGAACTAATGCATCAAAGCCTGTAGTAGCATTGTTATGCTTACCGATATCACCTTCTGGCAGATTTGGTTCAGGGTGACGTCCTAGTCTGTTTGATACTTGACCTTTCATGGTCTTAGCATCTTGCTTGTTCATTACCCCAGCCTTTGTTGTGCGGAAGTTACCACCCGGGGCACTAGATGTTCCTAGATTGCTAGTTCTACCACCACCGCCCGGCCCTTTACCATCATCTCTACCAAAATAACTTTGATTTCTTGCATTGGTTAATTTATTCAATACATCCTGACCAAACTTTTGTGCAACATACTGGTCAATAGCATCATCTTCGCTGTAGTCCATGTCGTTGCCGTAGCCTTCGTAATCATAGATGTACAAAGCACGTTTGAACACATCGTTTACAGAAGGATTCTTGCTGAGATCCAATGGCTCTGAACCATCGTATCCGGATCCTTCTTTCATTTGTTGGTCAGGATTTAAAGTCATTTCACCTTTGCCAATAGATTGTTTAATCTGTTGTGCTAGTTGTGGATTGTTAACTGTACCCAATGTCTTGTCACCTTGAGCAATAACTTGTGTGTTCTGCTGTGCTTGACCTTGAACTTGTTGTGGTTGACCCGGCTGAGTCTGTGATGTTTCTCCTGGCTTCTTAGGCATTTGACTTGCTGGCTTGATTTGAATCTGTTCAGCTTCGTTTAATGCACTTTCTAATTGGTCAAGATATTCTTTCAAACTATGTTTAGTAGTTTTCTTTTTATCATGCTTTGGTAGCTTAACATCTTTGCCTTTGGTAACACCAAATGCACTGAAGTCATATTTCTTATCTTCACCTGATGTAGATGTAGCTTTCTTAGGACGACCACGACCTTTCTTCTCAGCACTAGTATCTTTTACTTTATTGCCTTCTTCATCCTCATCGTCTTTGCGACCATAGCCACCCGGTTCAGCAGTATGCTTGATACCAGTCTTAGTTTTTTCTGTTGCTTCAGTCAACTGGTCTAGTTGTGATAATAAACTTTTGAAATCCATTTTATGTTCCTTTAATTATTTACTTGCGCCAGTTGCAGGCTTTGCGGGGCGTTTGATTGTACTCATTGGGCTCTTAATTCCTCTTGGATCATTATCCAAGTTTGGTTTGAACGGATCAAACGCATCAGGAGTCTTCTTAGCATCATACGGTATATCAATTTTAGAATCTTTTGCTTGTGCTTGAATAGACTTCAAATATGAATCACCGTAGTTTTTGCTTGCTTCTTTGGCACCAGGCTGTTCTTCTAGTTCAGGATGTAATAGTAATGGAGTATGATCTATTTCATTAGCATAACCTGCTGCCTCACTATTGATGCTGTCATCAAAGTTAGACGAAACAACACGAACCATATCAACTTGATAACCTAACAATTGAGCAATCTGTTGAATCATTGGCTCAGTCGCTGGATAGCGAAATTCTGCTTTAATGATAGTAACACTTTGATTACTTAAATTAGGAAATCCATATGGATCTTTTTGTATTGGTGTGCTAGTAGGCTCGCCAATTTTAACTGGATCAAACTTATTTAAGTTATACTTAAACAAGTCGATAAAGTTTTTATCAACATCTCCTGCAATTTTGATAGTGTAGTTGTAAGTATGTACACTTTCCATGATATATCGTTTTAGACTTTTCATTTCTTATTCCTGTATTCTGTATTTATCATTTATTGTCTGTTTTAGTAGCCAACATCTTAAGCAGGTCATTACGGTCTAAACTCTTACCTTCACCTAGAGGGGTAGCTTCAATTTCTTCATTTTTCCCTGCAATTTTTTGATCTAAACCAGCTTTTTTAAGCTGTAAATCAAGCATTTTTAATTTCTTGTTAATCTTAGCTGTCTTTGCTGTAATAGCATGTCCTAGCATACTACTAGCACTATTGAATATCTCACTAGCAAAACGACTATCAACTTGCATACCTAAATCCATCAAGTCTTTGTAACTGTTGGTTGCCATACTCGCTAATTCATCCATTTCGTTATCAGCAACTTCTAATCCACGAACTTGTGGCAATGCGTTTTCAATCTTCTCTAATGTATTAAGTGCTTCTGTTGTTATTTCTTGAGCGCCCTCTGGAATAGGAACGGTAAGTCCCATCTCATCTTCAGATAGTGGCATTTCAAAAAGTTCTTGTAATTTTTTTGTAATTTTAGTTCTCCTTGGATGTGGTTGCTTTCCAACCTTTATGTGTTTTTTCAGTATTTTTTATTCTACACATTACACTTCGAGATAATCCATGTTGTTCACACCCTTCTTTGAATGTAGAGTATTTAAATGATTCATTATCTGGTGAAATAAAAATACAAGAGATCCCTTCTTTCTTTTGGACCCCTGTTTGTCCCTTATTCCAAGGAGTATAACCTTCTTTTTTCAACCTATCCCATCCTTCTCTCATGGCCTGTTTGGCAGATTCTGATCTAGGTTTATCTTTGTATATATTTCTAAAATATTCTTTAGTTTTGTCAGAACAAGGTGTTCCTTTGTAACCCTTAATATTTTTGTTCCAAGGTTCAACATTATTTTTTATTTGCTCATATATTCTTGCGTTTACAGTTCGATAGTCTTTTACGGCCATCATGTATAAAGCATTATACATCTTTCTAATATGAGACTTATCATCTAAAAACTTAACTAACAATCTGTGACAGATCCAGTGTTCCTTTAAGGTCAACTGAGCAAGATTGTAAGGATCATCCGTACCTCCTAGTGATCTAGGCAATATATGATGTGTCTCTTTTTTAACTTCTTTTGGTAGAATTCTATTTTTAGAATTTTCAATGATCTTAAAATATAGCGAGTAATATTTGTTTTTTATATACATGCTTTATTTATCACTTTGCATGGTTTACCGTTTTCCGTTCCTGAACAAATCGTCCTCCGTCAACACACGAAAAGTATATCCTTGAGTTTTACAGTAAGCTATGGCACTAGCCCACTTTGCGTGATTAATTGCTACAACCATTCTGTCTTTGGCATTAGCGACTTTGCTTTCAATAAGACTTTGCTTCTTAGGTTTAATTTCTACAACTTCTGCTATCTGTTTACCAAACTTATTTTGATAAACTACAAAGAAGTCAGGAATGTAATTCTTTGCTTGTCCTGTAAATGGATTACGATAGGGAACTGATATAGCTTCACTAGCCCAATATAACACGCTATTGTTGTTATCACAGAAATTCATAAATGTAAGTTCCCAGCCACTACGATATCTAGGTTGATGTTTACCTACATATTTCTGAGGATTCTTAGGAGCAAATGTCCCTTGTGCGTACTTAGCCATTACGTCACAATGTTTCTAGCAACTGCTTGATTGGGTTGCGGTACTGTACCAAAACCATATATTGACGTTTTAGATTTAAAGCTATTCAAATAATAAGCAATGACTGTATTAGTTTCAAGTTTTGATTTACCTTGAATATAAGTTAATAAGTCTAGTACGGAGATTTGTGTTTCTTGTGCTATTCTAAACAAAAAAACTGTGAAGTTACCTGCTATCTGTATATTGTCACAGGTGCTCTTAAAGTATGAATATACAATATCATACTCACTAGCATTAACAATTAAATCAAATGAATAGAATTCATCAAAAATCTTAACTGTTTGGTCTATGTTTGTGCGTGAATCAATAATTTGTGCCATATAAATCTCCGTAGAGTATTTATACTATTATCGACCACCGGGTGTAGTTTGTGCACCAGCGTTTGAGACAGCGGTATTAATTCCTGTACCTGTTGTTGTGCCTGATGAGGTTATTTGTGCAGGGGCTCTTAATCCTAAAGTAGGTGCTCCTGCTGTATTGTTTGGACTTGTACCATATCCAGGGTAATATGAATTAGTTCTTACTGCGCCTGGCAATTGTTGTTGTGTTGCATTTATCAATAGACTGTTTAAATCCTGTGTTGCAATTTGCTTTAAATTCTTATTTTTAAATGTGTTATATGCTGTGCCGGCTGTGCGAACAGCACCTAATATATTATTATTTGATAAGTCATTGATGAATCCGCCGGCTGCACCAATTAAACCACCTTGACCTAATATGCTAGCATTAGCACCAGGTCTATTGATAGGACTAGTAGTTTTATCATAGTTAGTTTCAAGACCAAATCCAGTAACGATATTACTTGGTGCTTGACCGTCTATTGCACCTTCAGCATACTTTACTGTTTCATAATCAATGGTCATTGTATTTGACATTGTACCGTTACCTTGTGCATAATCATATGTATCATGGTTGAATGCAGTAATGACAGGATTAATTAATGTATATTGAATGAAGTTATGTTGGTTCATTCCAAAGATTTGAATACTCTTAAAGAAAGGAATCTTACTTATACCTTGATTTGATTGACTAGTAGTTCCCGATTGTTGACTAGTTTCACCGATGTAGCCCCAATCTGCGTCGCCTGCAATATCACCATCATATAAGTTTCTTCTATTGTAATTAACTGATCCGGTATTATTTCCATTAGTTGTTTGTCTGCCTGCACTTGATAGCACTGGCTTGTCTGCATCTTTGAAATAATATGTATAATAGTTATACCACATATCATTTATTAAGTTACCGTTGTCATCATGGAAAACAATACTAATAGGTTGATATTTTATTTTGGTTTGTACTAGTCGCTTGCGATTATATTGATTTAACGTAGCTGTATCAATGGTGTACTTAGGCAAGTCAATTGTCTTTACAGCCAAGCCAAAATTGGAACCCTGCGATATACCTTTAGAGTATACAGCAGGGTTGATTTCAAAGTATACGTGAAATAAGAACTTGAATTTAGGAGCATATTGGTAAGAGTTAGCCCTAAAAGTTTTTGCGGCATGAGTGTAATCTCTTACATAATCGTTGCCGAAAAATCCTGCGGCAGCATCAGTTAAAAGATTTTGAAAAAATCCACTCATGTAATAACCTAAATGTTAATATTACGCTTGGCCAGAACCGATACCAGTAACAATAGAACCACCTAATACACGACCGATGTTTGTACCAACACCAGAACTCAATGGTGATTGAACTGCGTTATCAAATCTGATTGTCATAGCAATTTGTACTACTTCGTTTGTACCGTAGTTCAAGTTGTTGTAGTTTGCTTGTTGCAAGAAGCAACCATAGCATTCCCAAGTTTCTAGTACTACTGGTGCCGCTGTACCATTGCCACCGTCTAAGATTTCAATGTTTGTTTGAAACTTATAGTCTTGACCAGTTGCCGCAGATGCCTGCTCAACAAAGTCTAATTGTTTCTGTAATTGCTGTCCAACTAACTTAGATACTTGACCTAATGCGTCATCTCTAACGTTAACTGTTAATGCTTGCCATTCGTGACGGCCAGCAAGATACAATGTTGAGTTGTAGACTGGTATTGTGATTTCACCAAAACTAACTTGTGGACGTGTAATATCTACAACTTGTTTAGTTAATTCAATAGTCTGACCAATACCAAAATTCAGAAAGTTAACTCTGAAACGGTATTGCAATTTGGGCATCAACAAGCCTTGGTTACCACCAGCGTTATCGCTAGCTACGGTCATGTTGAATAATGATTGAGAGGCTGTTGCCATTTTTTAATCTCCTGTATACTTATTTATCTTTAATATAGATACCCCTTTCGGGGTATCTATTACACTGTACCTGATATCTCACCTGTGTTTAGAACACGAACCGGGATGTAGATGAATTCAGCAGCCTTGACTGGCTCAATTGCAACATCAATCCACAATTCGTTTCTATCTATACGAGCTGGTGTATTGTTACTTTCGTCACAAACAACCAAGTAATCATATAGACCACGTTTAGCAACCAAGTCAACTAACAATGTTTGTACAACACCTGAAATCTCGTTGCGTGTTAATTGATCGTTAGGTTCGAATACGAACGGACGAGCCGCAATCGTTAACTGACGGCGTACATAGTTAACTAGTCGTGCAACATTGATTCTGTCTAATGCACTTTGTGAGTTGAAACTATTCTTGTTACCATAGTTCAACAAGCCAACTCCAGTGAAGAATACCATTGGGTTAATTTGGTTGATGTATAGTACATCACGGATACCAATACGTGTCTTGATTGGCTGGAACTCACCTGTTGTACGATCCAAATAACCAATGTTTAATGCATTGTCAATGTTACCACGGCGAGTACCAGCTGGTGCTAACCAAGGATAAGCAACAGTATCATTACGCAAGAATGTACGCAACATCATATGTGATGCTGGAACAACAACTTCGTTACCTGACAAGTCATTAGCAATACCACTTGGATAGAATAGACCTAAGTAAGTATTACGTGTAACTAAACCAGCTTCACCGGTAGATACAGCACCTGCATCGTTGTTAGCCCATGCCTGAATGTCAGTGGCACTATCAGCAAGACCTAATGGGGTATCACCAATAATATAAGCTGTCTCACCACGATCCGCATTCAATACAACCATGTTAGGTTGTAGTTCTGGATAGTTAGGAGTAGCCATCAAGTTGAAGTAGTTATCTTCATCACGTATTGCAGTGTTAGTGTCGATAGAAGCACGTAATGCTTGTACAACCATAGCACGTTGTGCATTTCTGCCCATGTATGCTACGCCATCTGCATTGTTACCACTTACTGATACCCATGTATAACTGAATTGAGGTAAGTTAGCAATGTTAGTCGGGGCAGCCGGATTGTATGCTCCTGCGTTAGGATATTTCGCACTTGTAAAATAATTTGTTCTAAATTGTTTGATATTATATCCCGAACGGCGTGTGTTGAATAACAACATACCTTGTGGGTATAGTGTTGCAACCGGTGCGTCTAAGTCAACATAGTTACTTGTTAACATTGACTTGATTGTTGGGATAGGATCATTAACTGGGTTTATCGAACCATTTGGGCCCCAACGAGCGTCTTGGAATACAATACCGTCTTGACTTACTTGGTCAGTAGTGTTAATTAGAACCCATTGATCTATTCCACTAACTGCTTCCCAACGATAGATTACTGGATATACTTCTAAATTGCTTGTATCAATCCATAAGTCACCGTATGATAGAGCAGTGCCGTCACTTTGTAATACTGGTGCTGTGGCTGAAATGATAGGACCATTTGGATCAGTGGTATTTCCACCAGTCGCTGCCGGGTTTCCGTTAATGTCATATGCAGTAGTACCATAACCTACCCATGCACCACCTTTTTGAACCATAATATCTACTTGATTAGTGACAGAGTAGAACCAGTTCGTGTTATTAGTAGGTATTGCTACTGGTGCACCTTCATTACTTGTATAAGTAAACTCTACCCAGTTGCTTAATTGGGTGCTAAACGTTTGTATTGGTGTACCGGACTGATACGCTATACCTGTTACAGCACCTGAGCCACTGACTTCAGTGACTACTAGTGTCAAGTTATTTGCACTAGTACCGTTTAATAATGTTCCAGCAATAGTAAGAACATCTCCTACCGAATAACCTGTACCACCTGTAAAAATACCAGTACCATTTAAGAAATATACACCGTAGCTAGCCTGAATATTAAATGTAGCCCCTGTACCAGTACCGCCTGTACAGGCTATATTAGACCAACTATATAGGTGTGATGGTCCGTATTTAACACCAGTAGTTGTTCCTATTGTTAATCCCATTTCAGCAATAATACCACTACTTACATTTGATACTATATCACCTAAAAGTATAACACCACCCTGGGTATGTGTTAATGTAATTGCACCATCAGTGGCCACACTAGCTAGTGTATTTGGTATGCCAGCCGCTGACCATGCTGTTACAAAATCAACTGCATCTGCACCAGCTCCTAGCGTTATTGTGTAACTAGAGGACATTGAACTACTTCCCGGAACGCTTACTGATGCCTTAAGGTCTCCACCTGCGGTAAATATAGGTGCTGTATTTTCACATGTTACCACAGTAGGTCCAGTTGCAATGCGTTCCCATAGATAATAAGGGGCAGTTGTTGAGTTTCCAGTAAAATTATATTGACCATAAATTGTACCTGCAGGAATTGCTTGACCACCGGTTGAATCGATTGCCGCAATTTCTGCCCAATCAGAATTAGCCTGAGTTATATTTTTTGCTATCCAACTAGCAGTAGCAGTACTGTATCGAGAAACACTAGGATATAAACCATTACCAGCAGTACCAATTTTAATCCATACAGAACCAGTGGGTCTTGGTGTTGTCTGACTACTAGTCCATAATGGCATCTGAGCAGATGTACCGTAAAATACTGCAGGCTGATTATATGTACCGTCAGCAATACCGCAATCTGCTAATGGTGTGTTGGTACCATCAGTAAGTTGAACGTACCGTATTACGGATGTAGGTAGTTGATTTGATAAAATTTGTAATTTACCACTAACTACCCTAGCAGTTACAGTTGGGGTGTCTAAATCATTAATTGCCGTCGCTACATCGGCAACCGTTGTACCAGTTACAGTTAATGTTGCTGTATATAGACCACTTACATTTATTGTAAAAGTACTTGATGTAACTATTGTTGGATTAGAAATAGAGCCCTGAACAGTAGGTATATCGCTTCTCCATGCACCTCCGCCTAATGTAACCCAAAAATTATCTGTTGTCTTATAAAAGAATGTTTTACCAGAAGGATCAGTTGGTGAAGTAGTTGATTGTATTGCGTTGATGGCATAATTACCAATGCTACCAATACTATTCAAAGGTACACCACTCGATAATGATGCCGGATCAGTTATAACGATAGGAGTTTGTAATGTGAATTGACCAGTAGTCTGGTTGAATACATATATACCCCATGTTGAAGTTGTGCTATCTAACCAATAAGATCCGTCTTCGGGTGCACCAGTTGGACGACTTGTTTGGCCAACCAAGCTAGCTAAATTAATATCACAACGTAAAACGTAGCAACGATTAGTTACACCTAGTAATGAATATGCCGCTAGCAAGCCGTATTCGTTGAGTTCATAACCTTGAATTGGTGTACCATTTGTCGTTGTGTAGAAGAACGGATTACCATATAAGCTTACTAAATCACGCTGACTTGTTACTTGATATAATTTATTTGCGTTAGCGGCCGTAGTTGCCGCTGCAATACCTGTATTAGTAGCATTTGCTTTGTTTTGAGCAGTTGCTATTAGAACTAGAGGGACTGAATTTGTTGGGGCTGGAAGATACTGACTTTGGTCTGTGATCGTTACTTCTACGCCTGGAGATGTTAATGCCATTTTGTTTTTCCTTTATGTAAAATTCTGAGGTTTACTACCTAAAATGCATACTATTATTTAGTAGAAAATTAAAAAAAGACGGTATTACCGTGCCTTCGAAGGTTCCAACTAAATACTGTATGCTAAGACCTATATGTAATTCATGCGGAAAAAATCACTGTGCTGTGAATTATATCCGTGAAGGTGTTACACATTACCGTAGTGGATGTGACGAATGCGGTAGAAAGAAAAAGAAACTAAAAGCTAGAACGCCTAGATGGAAAAATGCAGGATATAAGAAAAAAGCCACATGTGATTTATGTGGCTTTCATAGTGTGTTCCCTACACAGTTAACGGTATTTCACATTGACGGTGATTTAGATAACTGTAAATTAACTAATTTACGAACTATATGTCTTAACTGTGTTGAGGTAGTTAAAAAGAAAGAAGTTACTTGGAAGAGGGGAGATTTAGAAGTTGACTACTGAGTTGACTTGCTTGTGTAACTCAGTAACTGTACCATTGTTATCAATATAATAGTCATACAATAAACCTACACTAGAATATTCACTAGCATGGACACTATAGTTTGCTAATTCTACTTTAGCTTTCAACCACTGTTCACTGCCTTCAGGTTCATTTGCATAGTCTACTGCTGAATTATACCAGATAGGAAGTTCACCTCGATTAACTCGCATAGTAATAGCACCCACGTTCTTAAGTGCTTGAACCTCATTAGCAAAACGACAGTCAGTAATTACAATGTTCTCATTAGTTTGCCGTAGTTTGTTTTCAACACTTGCGACCCAAATATCAGTATGGAAATTATTGCGGCATACTTCTGTACCCCAATATTGTAAAACCCATCTAGGCGTAATGGTCATACCCAAACGTTCACTCCACCATTCATCACGTTGCTCACGCCAGGCTCTACTTGATGTAGTAGAACCCTCTAGATATTCTCTGTTCCAACCAAATACACTGGCTACTGCGTCTTTGAGTGAAGATGCGTAACTCATTCGTTTGAATCCATGAAATGTACAAAGATAGTCAGCAATAGTATCTTTGCCTGACCCAATTAAGCCGGTTACTCCAATAATCATAAAAAACTCCTGTAGTACTTATTATACTACAGGAGTGATGTGAAGTCAATTAGAATTTTCCCTATTATAGTCCTCAAATAATTCTTCTATCGTTTTGTGACATTTAGCACCCTTACTTGAATTTTCTATTTTTGGAATCAATCTTAAATTAGTCCAATGCCCAATATCCAAGTAAGAATCAGCCTTGGACCCATGTTAAGGGCTGTGATCCATCTATGTAGCGTTTCAATTCATCAATCAGGGCTTCTTGTAGTGCTTTAGACTCTGCCTTCATAGCGGTTCCATTCAACGTTGTTCCACCACCTGGTCCAGCAATCGTTCCAAACTTCTCACGTGCCTCACCAATAATTCCCTTTAATACGGCATATATAAAATCACCTATCCAAACACCTGCACCTGGGTCTTGTAACAATACTTCTTCTGTACGTTGTACATCTGCCCATACAAGGATACGTTCACCTGTTGCTTTAGGATCACGTACAATACGCAATACTTTGGTAACCGGATCGAAAGTATAGACTACGTAGCCGCCAAACATACGTGCGGCTAATTCAACATAACCTGCATAAAAGTCATATGTTGCCATACCACCTGCATTGTTATAGTTTAAAAGGTAAGTGTTTAGGATAGCACTACTGAATGGGTCAAAACTGCTAGAGCCCGGTCCTGTTTCTAGACCAACTGAACGTCTGTACAAACATCTAACATTGATAAATTCTTGAGGTAATGTATATGTGTCAACGTTCTTAATGGTAGTCATTAACACGTATGCTTCCGCAGTAGAATTCTGCGCTCTTTGACGATAAGTTTTTATTGTATAGTTATATGCCGCTTCATAATGTTGCGGGTCTAATTCTAAGTCAATAATACCGTCACCCAAACGATATCGTATGTTGTCGAATAGGGCTTGCTTCAACTCCGATAGCACCATGCCGTTGGGAGTAGAAAGTATGTTTGGCGTTATAATTGGAATAGTCATATTGGTTACCTGTATCTTATATTTATCTGGTTAATGTGTTTAAGATATTCTTAGGCAATGGCGAGTAGATATAAATCTACAAGCCAAAAAACATTCTTGAGGAACCATAGGCGATGATGAATTCAACGATTACTATGGAGGATTGTCTATGTCTCATAAACCCTTAACGGGACTTTGCCATGTTCACTGGTATTGTAGGACATTATTCATCAGGTAGTCCAACCAGTCCGGGCCCTCTATCGCTATTACCATGACCCGGCAACTTCAACTGTTAAGATATGGGAAACGTTTCTGTGCAGAGGACAGACGTTTAAAGCATCCTAGGGTAGTCCCATAAATCTGTGTTGGTCACACATCTACCGTCACTGCACGATGAGGACGGGATTTCGCCGCATTTCTAGGTAGCGGAACCTATAGACCAATAATTGGTTGTAGGGCCGAAGCCCTACAAATTACTGTTTCAGTTTAAAGACTAGAAACAAGTCTTTGAGTGGGTGATTCCATGGATCTTTAACACCAAACGCTATATGACCAAATCTTGTATCACCGTCAACTCTATCAACATCTTTCTTTTTTGTAGTTCCGTTGATGCAAGTTAGTTCAAAACCGTACGGTAGTTGTTCATACTCCTCTGGAGTAAACAAATATAGATTAGTTTTTTCACTCCAGAGTTTCATATTAGATATCGCCTTCTTTGCGATTCTCTGAGTAGTGAGCATCGAACGAACCACCGGGATAGCGTGATTCAAGTTTACGGATGTTTTCGTCAATAACTTCGTTGGGGTCAAGATTTAATGCACGACATGCATTAATCCAATACCACATAACGTCACCGAGTTCACGTTTCATGTGAAAGACTGTGGCGTCATCAAGAGGTTTGCCTTGGAAGATGATCTTCTTGGGCACTTCAATGAATTCACCACTCTCTGCCGCCAAACCGAAACATGCTGTGATAAGCAACGGGACATTGATATCAGGTCCGTGCGTACATACAGTAGAATCAAAGTTAGCGTCTAGCTCATCAAGGCGATTCATAAATGTAGTCAAGTCATTGCTTGCGTGGCTTGTTACAGCCTCTACGAATTGTTTGTATTTGTTTAAATCAATATTGCTCATTCTTTTTCCTTTTGTTCATTCTTCAACTCCGAAATGTTCTCGAATCTCTAAAGCACAACACCGTCTACCCCATCTGGCATCAGCAATATGCTCACCGTCAGTGTCTTCACAAATAGCAACACATTCCCTGACAATCAACTCGGCGAACTCGGTATCATACGATTCTGAATACACTTTCAATGCTTGTTCTTTATCTGCGATTTTAATCATAGCATCAAGAGCATGTTTTTTAGCCTGTTCAGCAAGTTGTTTAATTCGTTCGTTCATAAAGCCTTAAAAATAATCATGTTTAGATAAATAAGTATAGCACAATTAATAGATTGTGTCAACAAAAATGTCCCTCGAGGTTCTCCACAAACCCAGGGACTCTAATGCTATCATTTTGAAAAGGAGCACCAGCATAACTATTTACTTGTATATCAAGATTCACACGAAAACCAAATTGAAATATTTTGGTAAAACAACTCGCAATGTTCGCAGATACCATGGGTCTGGGAAACATTGGCAACGACATATCAAACAACACGGCACTGAGCATGTCAGAACTCTAAAAGTTTGGGAATTTCAAACACTAGATGAATGTACTCTATTTACCTTAAAATTTTCAAGAGACAATAACATTGTAAACTCGGTTCATTGGGCTAACTTAATTGAAGAAAATGGAATTGATGGTGCCCCGGTCGGGCACCCCGGTTGCGCTGGTTCTAAAAATGGACACTTTGGTAAACAACTGAACAAGGGTAGAAAGCATAGTGAAGAAAGTAAAAAGCTACTCAGCGAAAAATTAACCGGAAGAGTATTTGATGATGAATGGTGTAAAAAAATTAGTGAATCTAAACTAGGTAAAACCTTATCAGAAGAACACAAAGCTAAAATGAGAGGACCAAGGGGTCCTCTCAAAGAGAAACGAATCAGTCCTAAGCGAGGCCCGTCACCGATGAAGGGTAAGTTCAAACACAGTGAAGAATCTTTAGCTAAGATGAGAGGACCCAGAGGGCCTCTCAAATTAAAAGCATCGCAGGATAATCATTGATTCATTGAACCGGCCATTAGGTGTTGTTGCAACTGCTTTAATATCGTTAAAGTACTTACGAGCCGCAGGCTTGCTTCCCATAACTTCTTTAATTTGTTCACCCGGCTTACGCAGAGTTTTTACTTCAGACTTTGTAGTATCAAAGCCCAATAGTGTATTACCTTTTACAGTAAATGTTTTTGAATAATCATCAGCAATGTAATGATGTAGTTTGCGCTTTGCGCTATCATAAATCCATGCTTCACTTGCACCATGAAGTTTTACAGGACTGATAGACACCAAGTCAAGTTTTGCGGTAACATCTTTAAATGTTTTGAGATATTTCAAACGTGCCACAATCTTTTCAACGGGCACAGCCTTACGTTGACGAGGAGCCTTGCTTGCTTTCTTAACTGAAATGTATGCATTCAAATCAGTCAACACTTGTTCAATAAATTTGACAATATTTCGAATCTGAATCTTTGTGAGGTGACTATAGCCCTCAACTAATTGTTTGTCTTTGCCTTCTTGTAGATCGGCAAATTCTGTTTGCTTGCGTTTCCAAATGTCAGCAATTAAACCGATGTGCTGTGGCATAACATTGAATTTAGAAACAAGATCCATTGTCTTTGACTTTGTTTTTCCCTCAGTAACAAATTCATCGAATACCGCTTCCAATTCACCGGCGGCATCTTTTGCCTTTTCACGCAAAATATCTTGAATGTTAGGACGGGTAGAAACTTCAACTACCTCACTAGAAGTTTCTACAACTTCGGGTTTATGAAGTGCTTTCAGTAGTCGGGAGACTTCATTCTCAAACTTAGTGTTTTCACTTTCATTAAGTTCAAGACCTCGTAACTTCATACGTGCGAGCCAGCCATATGTATTAATGAATTCATTGTCTGCGACCTTACGCATATTCTTTGCTTCGAATGTACGATCGGACAGTTCTAAGTATTGGCACATGAGTTCTTTAGCATCTTTTTTGCCATAGAAACAGTTGTACCAAGTGAATGCGTTAGAAAGTGCCGTAAAACGCATACTAGGATCGGGTTGTAATACGAACAAAGGCTCACTACCCATATATTGCGTGTCAGGGTTTCTCGGGTTCAATGCTTTAACTTGACTGTGGTCTTCTGAATTGCGTTTACGTGTTGCCATTAGGCACTCCTTTGTATTGATTTAGCTATTATAGCATAACCCATATTTATTGTCAACCGTAGGATTCAAGCATAGGGCATTGCGATAAATACTATACTATGTCATATCACAAAATAAAAAAACAGAGAACCAAAGTAAATTATAGAAAAATTTACGAAGATAACTTTGGTCCCATCCCGTTTGATGAGGATGGTAGACGATTTGATATCCACCACATCGACGGTGATGATATAAATAATAATCCATCCAATCTAGTGGCAGTATCAATCAAAGATCATTACTCTATACATTACTCACAAAAAGACTGGGGCGCTTGTTATTTTATGGCTATTCGAATGAATTCCGGTGTTGGCACAGTCGCCGAATTGGCGAGGCATTATCAGTTATCACTAGGAGACAAACACCCAGCCAAACGCAAGGAACATAGAGATAAATGGAGGGGAGAAAATAACCCATCAAAATCAGAGAAACACAGACAAGAAAGAAAAGAATATCAATTATCTTTGGGAGTCAATCATCCACTGAGAAGTGATGCTTATAGAAGACAACAAAGTTCCAAAATGACTGGAAAGAATAACGTCACATTTGACCGCACAATATATACTTGGGAAAATATGAGCAATGGTGAAAAAATCAATATGACTAGATATGACTTCTATATGACTTATAATATTCCTGAGTGGAGCGTCAGACGCCTAGTAAAAGGCAAAACTAAACACGCTCGTGGATGGAAACTACTAGAGGAAAAATTATGCCAAAACTAAGCCTCTATAGACCAGAGAAATCATCGGATTATCGTTTCTTTGATAGAACTATATCGGAAGAATTGCGTGTTGGCGGCACGGATTTATACATTCACAAGTATTTAGGTCCCACAGATCAAGGTCCTAGTATTGATTATACTCAACCTCAATATGAAACAATGAGTCCTGTTAATATTCAGGATTTATTATTTCTAGAGAATAGAGATAGAACATATGACCCAAACATTTATCGTTTGCGCGGTCACTATAATGTACAGAATTTAGACTTTGATTTAAGTCAGTTTGGTTTATTCTTAAACAATGATATACTATTCATTACCGTTCATTATAACGATATGATTGATATTGTTGGTCGGAAACTAATGGTAGGTGATGTATTAGAATTACCTCACTTACTAGATTATAATCCATTGAAAGAAACTATCCCAGTTGCATTGAAACGATTTATGCAAATCACTGACGCCAATTATGCGAGTGAAGGTTTCAGCCAAACTTGGTTCCCGCACATGTGGCGCATTAAATGTGAACCATTAGTTGATAGTGAAGAATTTAGTCAGATATTACAAGAGCCTATTAATCAAGATAATTATCTCGGAGTATGGGATATAACTAAACCATATCCAGAAGGATATATTATTAGTTATGGTGATAAGAATTATATTTCTATTGCCGATGTTCCTGCAGGTACTAATCCACCTAATACAACATATTGGAGATTAACTGAAGAACAAAATCTTAAAGATATTCTTGGTACTTATAATAGGAATATTGCGATTAATAATGCTAATCTTGAAGAAGCAAAACGTTTACTACCTAAATCAGGATATGAAAATAGCAACTTATATATTGTCCCGACATATGGTGAATACAGTTCTAATGGTGTTCTATCTGGTAAAAACAATCAACCGGCTCCACCTGTTAACGTGGTTACAAGTGCGGCAAGTACTGGAGCACCTAATCCAGTAGTAGAAATTTTTACTAGTACAGCGTATGTTAACGACAGTCCTTATCTACGCATACCGGCTGCAACAATTGCATTCATTAAAGATAACATTTTAGATGTAGCGTTCCCTGGAATTCCATCTGCTCCTGTACCGGGCAACGTTATTAATACTCCTACTCCTGTACCTACTAATCAGACAATGTTATTGTCTGTAATGAGTTTTGCGGCGCCAATGACAGACGGTGGCTCTGGTTCAGTACAAGCAGAAATGGTATTGACTATTGATAGTATGATGACTATTACAGGACCATATGGTACTGCTGACAATACATACTCAACTGCTGACCAAAATCCTGTGGCACCAGGATTTACTGACGAAATAACACCGGTAATGGACTTTAGAGCAGACTGTGATCCTAGATTCCAATTCATCGCACGTAGCAGTCCAAGAAGCTTTGGTTATACAACAAGCTACTTGTCAGGCGATGGGCAAGCACCAAATGGATTTCCAACAGGTGCAGGCATTAGTTTCCCACAGAATCCACAAGTTGGAGATTACTTCTTACGTATTGATTACTTGCCGCAACTACTATATCGTTGGGATGGTCAGTTATGGGTTAGAATTAGTGAGAATGTACGTACAGATACTGGATTGATTGATGACGATAAGACACAAACAGCAAGCTTCATAAATAACAGCAACGTTACAGTAACAACGTCGGGAGCAGTAGTTCCGCAGAAACAAGCACTATCAACTATATTGAGTATTGCCCCTGATCCCTTACCACCGGTAGCATAACACATGGCACAATTTTTTTACGACAATCAGATACGCAGATTTTTAATTCAGTTTGCAAAAATCTTTAGTTACTGGGAAGTAACTAGAGGTAAAGACCCTGCAGGAAATGAGATTCTTGTGCGTGTACCTATCATGTACGGTGACAGTAGTAGACAAGCAAGTACAATCATTGCTAACAACAGTGCAAGTAACTTACCAAGTGCACCTCTAATTACATACTATATCAGTGGATTAGAATATGACCAAAGACGTACACAAGATCCTACATATGTAGATAAAATTAATGTACGTCAAAGAACATTCAACACTGAAACAGGGCAATATGAAAGTGTTCAAGGGCAAGCATTTACAGTTGAAAGACTAATGCCTGTACCATACACATTACGAATTACAGTAGACTTCTGGACTACGAACTATCAACAAAAATTAGAATTGATTGAACAGTTAGGCACCTTGTTTAACCCATCAATGGAAATTCAATCTACTGATAACTTCATTGATTGGACTAGCTTAAGTGTTGTATATCAAGATGGTTTAACATTTAGTAGCAGAACAATACCTCAAGGTACTGCAAACCCCATCGATGTAATGAGTTGGAAATTTTACATGCCTATCTGGTTAAGTAATGCCGCAAAACTTAAAAAGATGGGTGTTATCGAAAAAGTTATTGCAAGTATTTTCAAAGGTACAGCCTTACAAGATATCCAAAACGATGATTTATTATTAGGAACTCGTCAGAAGATTACACCATATGGATATAAAGTCTTACTAATGGGTAATAGACTTCAATTATTGCCGGCAGACAATAATAACTTTGTGAGCAATATTGATTTGAATTACCCTGAACCACCTGATACAAGTCTGTATTGGACAAGTTTATTAAACGTATATGGTACTATCAGACCGGGTATATCGCAGATATGGTTACAGAATCCCTACATGAATACTGACATTGTGGGTACGATTGTACCAGATCCAACTGATGATAGATTGTTGATTTACGATATTGACACAGACACATTGCCACAGAATACACTAAGTCCTGTTAATAGTGTCGTGAATCCATTGGTATCAGGACCTAATGCAGGATTACCCGGACCTGTCAATGGTGTAAGATATCTATTAGTAGAATCAGTAGGTAGTGCAGGTAGCCCAACTATTGCGTGGGGAGACTTAATTGCAAATGCAAATGACATTGTAGAATATGATGCTAGCTCTGCTTCATGGTATGTCAGTTTTGACAGTCAAGTATCTACTACAGTTGAGTATGTAACTAACTTAACTACAAGCATCCAGTATCGTTACACACCCGATGGTGTTTGGATGAAGAGTTATGAAGGCTTTTATGGTCAAGGGGATTATTCTATCGTCATCTAATGCTGTGATAAATCATAGTATGAGCAACACTAGTGCAGGCGTTTTCTTCTATAGCAAAAGAACACAACGCTATCTTTATCTATTGAGAACAGACAACAAGAATCCAGGTAACTGGGGTATTCCTGGTGGCAAAGTAGAAAATGATGAAACACTTATGGAAGGTGTTGAACGTGAGTGTATGGAAGAAATTGGGTATTTCCCAAAAAAAGCTAAACTAGTTCCTATACAGAAATTTGTAAATCACACATTCACATATCATACATTCTTTTGTGAAGTTGATAAAGAGTTCACTCCTGTATTGAATGAAGAACATTGTGGGTATGCATGGGTAGGTGATAATCAATATCCCAAACCATTGCATCCAGGTTTATTTAACACTGTGAACTTTGATGTTGTACAAGAGAAATTAAATATACTCACAAAAAAAGCGACCTAAGTCGCTTTTTTCATTTTAATAGCTTTGCTATCATATCGAATCCCAGTGATCCTAAAACTATACCGGCTCCCATCATCATCCATCTCCACTTCTCTAAAGCAGAAATTTTTGACCCTAGTTCTTTATGAGCCTTAGTATCTTCCTCACGCATTTCTTTCAACATATCTCTTGTTTCATGTGCGTTACGATCAAGGCATTCATGCATATCCTTAAGACTAGTCTTGATTTCGCTGACATCTTGTTCAATGTTTTTAAATTGAACTTGAAGTACAGCGATTTCAGTTTTAGTAGTCTGAGCAGGCATTTGAATAGTTCTACCTGTTGTCATGATTAAGCACTAGCAATAACCACGATTGGGTTAGGTTGACCGTCATATGTATTAGCGGCGTATGCTGTGTTGAATGTAGCAATAACATCAGGGTTAACACTATTAACAACAGCAGTACCTGTACCAGTACCTGCGGCTGTAGCAAGGAATGTAACACCTGTCATATTAGATGCTGAACCACATGCCGTCCAATCTGTTGTACCAGTAGAGTAAATTGTATACAATGTGCCTACACTTAATGAAGCGGCATCAACTTGCGTTGGGAAGATTTCACTGTTGTAATCATTAACACTTGAAACATATGCTGTAGCAGAGGCTGCATCAGTAGACAAGATGTTCATTGTATTTGGTGTCAGTGCTGTATTAGCTACATTTGCAGTAAAACATTGTGCTGTTAAACCAGTTGTACCACCTGTTACCAAATACTTTGTTTTACCTTTTTGACGTACAATGAAACCAGCTTCATCATTAGCATAAACATAATTCTGACCTAAACCACCAATTGTAGCTAATGCGTTTGCTCCCAATGTAATGCTATCTTGCAATGCATCAGGTGTACCTGTTGCGGCAGTCATAACTTTTGGTGCACCACCTAATGAAGCAGAAACAGTGAATGCGGCTGCGTTAGGAGTTGAATTAACAAAGTATGTTGTGCCTGTAACTAACGTACCTAAGTTAGCACTGAATGACACTGGTTGATTAACTGCCAATGTCAATGCGTTACCTGTTGTACCAATAACGTTGCCAGAAACAACTGTATTGGCAACTGCAACTGATACATAACCAAATGTAGCTGTAGCAAATCCTAAGTTAGTAGTTGTACCATATGCATCAACTGCTTGAATTGCAGAACCAGTAGAAAGTGTATTAGCAAAGTCTGTACCAGCACCGTATACTAATGCGCTAGCATCACTTGAGTAAATATTACCTGTACCAGAAATACCAATAGCAACACGTGGTAGAACCTGTGAACCAACAATTGATGTGTTACCACCAACTACACCATATGTGTTAGCGTTAGTTGCAGGGAAACCTGCGCCACCTAGTGGGTTGTTGAAGTATGCATCAACTACACCAACCGAAGCCAATACTGATTGACCAGTCGTATCAGTCAATGTAACTGCTGTACGTGTTGTATTTGCACTTAAGTCAGTAGCGGAAACTGTAAAGTTATTTGCGTCAATAACTGTTAAAATATAGTATGTTGTTGCGGCTGATATACCACCAACTGTACTAGCTACTACGAACGGCATACCTGCGATAACGCCAGTTGTTGTTAGACTTTCAGTCACGGTAACAGCACCTGTTGCCGCTGTTGTATCTGTGATTGTTAAGACTGCTTGAGCCTTTGCGATTTTTAGAGGACGTCCCATTTGATTTCTCCTAATATGGGTTGCGGGTTCTAACCGCCGTTAATGAGTTATCATTACGAAGCACCGTATTGTGCTATGTAAATATATTTATCATTTAAAAGAATAATTATTCAGTGCCTGTAACAGCGTGAGGCATGCCAAGTTCACTGATACTAAACTCTGTACCTGCACTTGCATTTGATCCAGTAGTAATGAATGCTACCACATTGCCTTGACCACAGTATACGCTATTAAAAACATCTTGTGCAGAATAAATCTCTGAGTTTTGTGTAGCAATTGCATAAGGAACACCTGCATTATTATAAGTGTATGCAACATTTGATAGTGCTACACCTGCATTAGCAGTAAGCGTTAAACTAGTAGCGTTAGCAATACTTGATATGATTCCAACTGTTGTTCCAGTTGTATTGCCTATCCAACCACCCACTTCAAGTTGAGTATTAAACACTGTTCCAACTCCAGTAACTGTTGCACTGTTAGTCGCTGCCGTTGCTGTACCGGTACCCGCTACTCTAGGATAACCTGTTACAGCGTGTATAGCTACACCAGTAGTTGCTATTCTAATCTTGTCCGTAGCAATATTAGCTGATTGCTGTGATACTGCATTACCTGTATATACGTATGATGCCATTTTGTTTTCCTAATTATAATCTTCCAACGGCGACTTCAATTACGCCTTCGATTCCGTCAAAGTTTTCTAGTGCTTTGCCGATAACTGTTCCCATTTGTGGGTTGTTCCACGGTCTTGCATAGCCGTTGCCTGCACTAACCATCATGTCTCCCTTACGCACTGTACCACGTACCTTAGTTGGCACACGACCTTGCAGTGCTATTGCTACTGCAATACCAGGACAATTTGTATTCATTGCATATGCTGGATCAGTTGAAACTACGCCTGCAACTCTTGCTGTTCCGTCTTGTGCTAATGTAACTTCTTTATCACCACCAAACTCTAATACTGTGCCGGGCTCAAACTGAGCGTCAGCTTCATAGTATTCTGCTAAGTCAGCGTATGTTGCATTTAAGCGTGAGCCTGTTGTCAATTGCCAATTGCCAGTGATGTTACCTAATGTTGTATTTGCACCAGTGCTTAATGTAGTTAACGCACCTAACGTAGTGATATTATTTTGAGTAGCACCCATCACAGTTGTTGCTTGTGTTACGGTGCCTGACACATTAGCGCCTGCCACTGCGTTTGCAGTTGTTGCAAATGTAACTTCACCACTTACATTAGCGCCGGCAATGTTGGTTAAGTTTGCACCTGAGCCCACATACAATGTAGCAGATACTACGCCACTAGTTGTTAAGTTGCCACCGGTGATATTACCTGTTGCAACAATTAATCCTGCTGTACCCAAGTTACCTACGTTTGCGTTAGCTGTTGCACTCAATGTTGATGCAAATATACCTGTAACAGACACATTACCAAATGTACCATTGCCTGTCGCACTTACTACACCAGCGGTAATAATGTTACCTGCATTTAAGTTTCCAGTAGCTGTAATTAAACCACCAGTAATAATGTTTGCACCAGTGATGTTACCTGTTGCTGTAATTAATCCACCTGTACCTAAATTACCTACATTAGCATTACCAGTAGCTGTAATTAAACCACCAGTAATAATGTTTGCACCAGTGATGTTACCTGTTGCTGTAATCAACCCACCAGTAATAATGTTTGCACCAGTGATGTTACCTGTTGCTGTAATCAACCCACCAGTGTTAATGTTGCCGCCACCGATATTACCTGTTGCTGTAATTAACCCAGCTGTACCAATGTTGCCAATATTTGCATTCCCTGATACAGATAGTGATACAAGTGTACCTGTACTTGTAATGTTTGGCTGTGCCGCAGTTATTACGGTACCTGCTGTTGTTGCATTTCCAGAAACATTTCCTATCATATTAGCAACAAGATTTCCTGATACAATAACTGATGAGGTGTTAGCACTAATTGTTTGAGCACCAATGTATATTGTACTATTAGACAGGTACAAATCATTAAAACGATTTGTGTTATTACCTAAATTATATGTTATGTTTGCACTAGGAGTAATATTACCTGCAACAACTAAGCCCGCAAGAGTACCAGTACTTGTAATGTTAGGTTGTGCGGCTGTTGTTAATCTTCCCGTTATAAAATTAGCAGTTACTAAATTTCCACCTGCTATATTGCTTGCACTAAAGTTACCTGTTAATGTAACAAGGTTACCGCTTGTTATTGTAAAATTAGCAGAACCATTTAATACACCAGAATTATTAAATTGAATTGTATTTACAGAACCACCTGCATTAGATATGCCACTACCGCTAATAAGTGCAGTAGCGATCCCTGAGTTGGCAGTATATGTACCTAAATTTGTACCTACTACAGCATTTGCATTTGCTAAATCCTGAGTCGTATATAATTCGGCATTTCCTGATGTAGGGAAATCAACTGCAACTTTTACATAAAAAGTTTGACCATTGACAATTGTATTTGCATTGGCAGCATTAGCGCCGCTAATAGTAACTGGCAAACCATTAGTATATGGAGTGGTATTTGCTACTGTCATAATTACCGGGGTAGCATTTGATAAGGCTGTAATTACAGTTCTTAATGTACCTTTGCTAGTCCAAGCTACATTGCCTACACCATCGGTTTCTAAAATGTAGCCGGTTGCCCCGCCATCCATTTTGATATTGCCAACATCGCCTAAATCAAGTTTGAAGTTAGCATTAGCAGTGAGAATAGTAGTACTAGGCCAGTTTTCCCATGTGTTGGTTGTATCAACATATGTCAACACTTGACCGTTCGTAGCATTTGCAATATTAAAATTGCCCCCGTCCGATCCATCAATTTGGCTAAAACTAATGTTAGAATAAGAAGTTAATACTTCAATGTTTTCATTGGGAGTAGTCTTACCGATGAACAGTCGTTTGGCATCTGATGCCCAGCCGAATTGCGCTTCGTCAAGTTGTGGTAGGTCTACTAGATTACCAGAACGTTGTTGTATCTTACTGATCTGGATAATACTCATAGTACAGTCTCCTTATTAAACCAAACTCGTATACCATTGACAATTTTCCATGATTTACCCTTACACGCTACATTGGGATGACCAATTTTTTGTTTATTCACATATTTGGATAATCGGGCCTGTCCTTCTTTTCTAAATCTCCATCCTTTAACTTGTTTTTGAAATAATACATGACTAGGATTCGTCAAGTTTGAAACTGTTGAAGGGTCTACGTTATTATCTTTACACCACTGAGCAATATTAAGCACATACGTCTCCGTGGGGTCATCCACTGTACTAACATACCAGCCTTTACATCTTGTTAAAGCCTGTGTAGCATGAAATTCTTTTTTCTCGGTTTCATTAAGTGAGTTGAACCAATTAATAGCACCAGTCATTTTATGATTACTATAATCTATTTTTGTATAATCAATGAAGCCATTGCGATTACCACCTTCACCGCCTGGTGCAATATTGTAACTCATAGAATTAGTGGTAGCCGAGGTAATGCTTATCCAGTGTTTTTCACGGATAGATAGATGGATAAGATCAGTGCATTCTTCGAGGATAACTTTTATAAAGTTTTGTTTCCCGTACTTTTTCAAAGCATTTCTTAATGCTTTTCCTGATCCTAGATAGTAAGAGCGGTTGCTGGCGTCTTTACCAATGTACCATTTACCATTAATTTGATTGATTGTTTTATATATGACCATAAGTGTAATTCTTTACAGATTTACATTTATTTATCAATTTTTGTTATAGGAACTGTGTATAGTACTGTTCGACTCTTTTGAACCACATATCAGTATACTTGTCGAATTCAGAGCCTTCTAAGATGAATTCCTGATATAGATTATCAGCAGAACACATAAAAATGACACCTTTGCGTATCTTTGTTCCGTGTAATTCATTATGTGCATTAGCATAAGCCGCTAACTGAACAAAGTAATCATCGATCCACTCACGCTTTTTAGGCTTATTTGTTTGTTTGTGATCCATGATAGCTTCATCGCTATCATGTATTCCTACTAAGTCCGTCGTCCCTGCGTAAATCTTTGGAAAATACAAAGGAACTTCTGTGCCCCAGTATTCATTACACTTGCTAAGACCTTGATAGATAATGTTCTGGGCCATTTTATGGCTTTGGATGCTATATGGATTGCTTCCGGGCTCATTGAGTACACCAGTCTTAATGTAATCTTCTAGCCACTTGTGCATTCGTGTGCCACGACCTGCGGCTTCTGTAGTAATCTCTTGCGCTTTTTGAACACCAACACGCTTGCGCCAGTTTTGTAATGCTTGTTTTGATTCTTCTGACTTGGTAAAGTCTAGTATCGTAGTGACACTGGGTAGTTTCTCACCATCAGGTGTAGCATAACGGCGTTTGCCGTCTATCTCTACACGGCTCATGGGAACATAATTGAATTTTGTGGGATTGTACATTATAGTCAATTATAGTTGATTATAGTACGATTGTCAACTATATTCGGAAACTCTCGCCGCAACCACAACGGTCACGCTCATTGGGATTCTTAAATTCAAAACCCTCATTCAGTCCATTGCGGACAAAATCAATTTCTAATCCCTGAACATATGCACTACTTTTTGGATCTACAAATAATACACTACCTTCACAATCAACTTTGATATCACCTTCGATAGGTGCGTCAACAAACTCTAGTACATAGGCTAAGCCCGAGCAACCCGTAGTTTTTACACCTATGCGAATCCCCAGACCTTTGCCTCGTTTTTGAATTTGCTGTTGTACTTTGCTACTTGCTTTTGTTGTTAGTGTTATCATTTCATTGCTTGCTTAGCCATTTGTTGTACAACTTTTTTATTTTCATCAGGAGCTTGTTCCCCACCTTCTGTCTGACCCTTAAACACTACATTATCAGCTTGTATGTTGGTAATGTATTTGTTCAAAGGAGGGTTTTTAATCATGTTGTACAAATCTGACTTATCAATAATGATATCATTATCTCTGTAGTATTGCAAGAGTTCTGGAACCGTCCAATCTGGTTTAACTTTACCAGAATCAATTTCACTCACTAGTTGGCTGGTCGTTGCAACCAAGCCAACTAATAGTGGACTAGTATCAAACTCAAAGAGTCTCATATTATCTCTTGGCGCGGCCAACAGAACCCAAATCTTCTGGTTCTTCAATGTCTACATCGATATCTTCTTCACCACCGTCCGGTAGTTCTTCAGTAGCATCCATGCCGAAATCTTCCTCACCACCTAAATCACCACCAATATCAGCAGAAACGTCACTACCTGCGTCAAATGCACCCATATCACCTTGACCAGTGATACCGTTAACAGCAGACTTCATTGTAGTTTGGCTTTGAGTCAATGCGGCTTGCAATGAAGTCAATGCTTCTGAAGCTTGTTGACTGAATGATGAACTCTCGTTAACACCAATTTCAGATTGAACTGAATCAACTAATGCAGGTAGTTCTTTAACAATCATATCGCTGACTTGCTCAACCATCTTTTGGATAGAGTCAACCATATCTTGTGCGGCTAGAATAGTCTGTGACTTTTCTACTTCTTCGTTTTCAACAACTATACGTGGACGTTGTGTGCTCAAGTAAGCAAACTGCTTGCTCAATGCTTGTTCCATGAAAACTAGTTTCATGTATGAACCGTTGCCTGTGCTTTCGTAAAATTTATTTGATGCTTTTGATTCACTCATCAAACCGCGAACTTTACTTAGCATAGTGCGGACTTGTGCATAAGACATTCTGCTAACATCAATGGATGTACCATAGTGTTCTTTCAATGCTCTTTGAGCACTGTATACTGGTTGTTTGTCAAAATCTGTTAATTTCATAATTGTGGGTCCCAAGACTAATATAAAGTATTTATCACTTTTGGCTTTAATGTGTGGTTTTTAATCTGAACTGATGCTGTTGCCAGTAGTCAGATTCTCCTACATAACTCTCTAATTCACGATACATTGAGCTTCGTCTAAACTTATCTTCGTTTAATTTAGCTAGGAATATCAATTTATCGTCTGTTTTCTTTGCTTTTTTAAACAAATTATTATGAATGTTTATTTGCACTTCTTCGTTAGATATACCTCTATCTAAGGTGATGATTCTATTAGCTAACACATATTTACCACGCTTGTCAAAAATACACCAACAAATTGCGTTCCTCATACTAGAAAAAGAATGAACCAAATCACCGTTTATTAAACATACATCTACGTCTGTTTTAGTTTTTTTTATGACATTGTAATTTTTAAATACAACATAATTATCTTTAGATGTTTCAAAAATAGAAATATCCTGTAAATCGTCCAGTTCCCTGGAGTCAATCATCCTATTGAATCTACGTTCTAATTCAATGTCATTCATCATTTTCGACCACCTTAAAATAAATGTTTCTAAGTTCATCTGAGCTATCCAAAAATTCGGGTAATTTGTTCCATACTGTATTTGTCTTTATCATGGGTACTTGGTCGCAATCTGAATACAATGAACCCAAGTCAGTTATGCCATCATTGTATACACTAGCATGTTGTACTGTAAAATCAAAGATCCAGCAATTGATTTCAATATCTTCTTCTTCAAACAGAAAACCAAAACTGTCAAAATCATTTAACTTAATCTTTGTTAAGTTAGGTGTAGTAATATCCTCAGGTTGTGAACGTAGTGATACTGCTTGTACGATTGTGTCAAAATTGCACTGTGTATTTCTTTTGTGTAGCCATAACTCAGGGTCATCTTCTACCCCTGGTCTGGAACGATTGATAACACCTGTTTGGGTGATATCAAATAATGTGTAGCAACTTATTTTAAAACTCATATCTGTATTTAGAGGCAAAAAAAATCCGAGAATAAATCTCGGATTTCTTTGAAGTTAAACTTCTGATTAGCTTGCGCTTGTAGCTGTAGAAGCTAGACGGAAACCAACGTTTGTTACTGTAGCACCACTTAGGTCATAACCGTTAACTGTACCTAAAGCACGAACTTGTGTTTGTAGTGCAGCCGCTGTGTATGCGCCAACTGGATAAACAGCAACAGACATGTTTGTGACGTTTGCTGTAGCTGATACAGAGTACATCATAACTGTAGCTAATTGTTCGATTGAAACCATAACTTGTGCAACCATCTCGTCAACGCCTAGTTGATCTGTAGGGGCAGCACCTAGGTCAAAACCGAAGAAGTCCATTGCTGGACCGATAAAGTTTGTAGTTGTGCCGTTAGCCGCAGTAGATGGTGCTACTGGACCGTTTTGTACGTCCATTGCGAATACTGGTTGTGCATCGCCGTGTGTTCTTGTAAAGCCTGCCATAATAAAATTCCTTTAAAAAGTTTGAATCGTATAGATTCATACTATTATTTATGCCTGGCAACAAAAAATGTTGGTTTTGGGCTTATCTTCCGGCTAGATTTTGGCGACTAAAGCCCATTCTATCTACAAATTTAAGTCCGTTAGCAACAAAACCCTCTTGGGTTTGTGTACCGTCTTGTAAATAGCCTTTGACAGGACTTGCTTCTGCGGCTTTGTTTAGTTGTGCAACTAAGTTCATTTTCATTTGATATAACGCTACCCAGATAGTAAATGCACCAACTAGACCTTCTTTGTTTGCTTCTAAGTGCTGTGTCAACTTAGTTCGCATAGCGTCAGTCATAGGACGTGCTTTAAAGTATTCCATGAATCCATCGACTAAATTGTTCAAATCACCTGCAACAATACGTTTGTTGATATATGTAGTAAATAATGTTTGAAATGTGTTGGCAGCTTGCGGTGCAGTATTCATTAACTTATCAACTGCGGCTCCATGCTGGCTAACCGCACTCTGTGCATTTTTGATTAATGCCGCATCTACTTTTAGTTTAGGAGTGATAGGCATTTTAGCAGGAACAATAGCTACATTGCTATTATTCTTCAATGCTCCTATACCACCGTCTAATGGTACTGATTCATCAGTAGTTTGTGCTGATGCAGGAATGAACTGGTGTACAACAATAGCAGATTGCTTACCCTTGAACAACTGACCTATTTCACTATCAGAGTCTACTGTGTATGCGATACCATTAGGATTCGCTTTAAACTTGTACATGCCGTTTTGGTCTTGTAATGGTTGGGTGAACAATAAGTCACCCCAATAAAAACCTTTACTGTTATCTGCTTTTTCAAGTCCAGGCCATAAGTCTGCAATAATCTGATACAACCCTGAACGATCTACTCCACGGGCACGATCATATTCAACAAACTGTTGAGGGCTGAATACCTGGCGTCCTGTTTGATCTTTCTTGTTGAACATGTGCTTGTCCATAATAGTGAACTTGCCATTAGTTCCACGACCAAATATTAATGCAGGATAACCGTCCCACTTGATTGTAACTGTCTTAGGATTCTTTGCAGTAGCGACTGTAGCATTAATTGCTTGAGTAGCACCCTGACTGCCACCAAGAAACACCATATCCTCAGGATGGTCAAGGTGACCTTTTCCTTCTAAAATCGATAGTTTTTCAATTTTAGATTTGAGTGATGATAGGGATTCAGATAGGCTCATTTTTACTGTTCTTTTTTAGTGACTTAGCAAACCTACTCTGATCCTTGCTTTTGATAGCACTTAGTAGCTTGCGCTCTAATATCTCGGCCTGTTCTGGTGTATAGTGTTTATTAATCATTTCTAGCAAATTGATTGCGCTAGTAATGATGTTATGGCCACGGCTCTCAATAATGTGACTTGTATCACGGTTATTGCCAATCGACTCTAATTCTTCCAAAAGGCTGCGAGTTTGTTTTTGCATGATATAGTATTTAGTCTTATTTCTTCAAACTGTTGAGTAAATTTTTGAGTTTTGAACCCTGAACGTCTACTACAACCTTCTTATTCAGAGGTTCTATTATTTCGCCCGTAGCTTGGTCAATGATAGGTTCTGTAGAAACTAGTGTAGATTGTGCTTTTACTTGATTCATAATGTCAGTCGGGCTAGGTGCTGGACGATACTTTGCTTGTTGATCCGCATATCCATCAGGATCACTATCACTAATACGCATTGTTTCAATGTCATAGTCTAAGTCAATCTTCATGCCCACACCAGTTGAACTACGTGACTTCATACATTGAATCTGATACTTACCACGCTCACGCATACTACGACTTGTAAAAATACCAAACACGTTATCTGCTGTATTAATCTTACTGATACCACCTGCAATGTGACTATGGTCAAATTCAATTTCGTCAACGGCTGAACGATTCAACTGACTAGCTGTGACTAACAAGATACCCATCTCTTTAGCTAAGTTACGCAATTCTTCAGCAACATACTTGTCTTTAATGAACTGGTCGTTAGGATTAACTTTAACAGAGACAGGCATAACCAAGTCTAAGTAGTCAACCATCACAAAGTCAATCTTAATGCCTGTTTGTATTTGTACCTCTTTTAAGTAAGCACGAATATCATTCACATTACTTTGTGCAGGCAATCCTTTAACACGATACTTACCAGACTTCTTACCTACCATCTTAACTTTAAGATCGGTTGTATCAATGTCTTTACGAATTGACTTTGTACCCATCTGTGTTAACATAGCATCAGTACGCAAACTTGTTAATTCTTCACTCAATTCAAGTGTGATGTAGACTCCGCTCATCCCTGCTTGTAACCAGTTCAATGCAATGTTCATCATAACAAGACTCTTACCTGAACCCGAGCCACCTGCAAAGATGTTGAGTTCACCTCGACTCATACCACCATATAAAATACGATCCATCTGGGGCCAGCCTGTCGAGACTTGCCCGCCTGCATTGAAGTATTTGTTAATACGACCTTTAGGGTCAAAGAAGTAATCAGTACCCATGTCTCGCTGTAGACTAATCTGCACTGCATCTTTGATTAGTTTTTCAACAGGACTAAAGTCACCCTTCTCAAGTAAGTCTGCGGCTTTGAGAATAGCCCGTTCTAGTTCTTGTCGCTTAGTAAATGCTTCAAATGCATCAAAGAACCATTCATTGTGCCCTTCACTTAAGTCAGGGATAGGTTCAATCTCTACTCCTGTCATTGCTTTAACCTGAGTTACATCAGGCAAAACTTTATATCTGTCAGTGTGTTCTTTGAACATGTCTGCTACTGGACGCAGGCTTTTGTCAAAGTTTTCACTGTTCATAATGTTCATAACCCGAGTATATAACTCAGCGTTAGTCATCATCATTCTTAAAAAAAGCTTTTGTACATCTGGTGTATAATCAATCTGCTTTTTAGAATCCGTTTTGTTTACCAATTTTCTTCCTTTGTATTTCTATTTTAATTTTGCTCATTGTAGCAGACTGTAATATACTGAGTAGTGTAGGTAGTCTACCATATTTGACAATGGCATCATTAACATCTTTTACGTCACTGTCCCAATATGGGAGACTGACATTATAGCCTAATTGAATTGCCCTCTCACAGGAGTCAAATCCTGTTTTATCACGGTCGGGGACGAAAATGATTTGTCTGTTAAGGTGTGATAGTAGTTCTGCTTGCTCGTCATTAATCGTATTATGGGTTAACGCACAAGCACCTAGACTCAGTGCATCAAAGATGCCTTCGACTAGTATACAAACACTTTGATTAGGTTGTTGAAAGTCATAACCAAATACATAACCAGGTTGTTGTTCGTTGATATATTTCGGAATCTTATTGTCTAAGAATCTACTTGTTTGACCGACAATCTTGTTTTTGTATGTATAAGGAATGATGATGCGATTTCCCATGCGACTTGATTCGTTAGGAGTGACCATGAAAGGATATTCACTACTACTTATACCCCTAGCATGTAAATAGTCTACATATACTTTGTGTAGTGGATTATTCTTATCAAGTAGTTCTGCATCTTCAGGCAATTTGTGTTCATCAAACTTAATCTTAACTTTCTTCTTAGGTTGTGTAAAGTCTAATATATCTTTTTGTTGTAAACTTTCTAAACTCCACTTACTAATTTGCGTATCATCAACTCCAGACCATATCAGTAACTGTCGTGTGTTCTTTGATAAACTCTTACCTAATGTAAACCCACACTTGAACCCGCAATTAAAACAATGATATGACCAATTAGTTTGTCCGTCAAATTTCACACCACCTCGACTACGGGTGTCGGTCTTGTGCCCACGATGATTACAGCACACAGCATTAAAGCTTTGCCAGCCGCCTTGAGTGAGTTTTTTCTTGCCTGGAATTATAGACAGAATATCGAACATTTAGTTAGTGTAACACAATTGTGTCACACAGTCAATACTTATCTTGCCAATATATTGGTTACTGCGCCCGCATTGCTTACAAAGCCCACACGGATGAATGGGTGATATCCATTTACATTATAATGGAATGTGTCTGTTATTTCAGTATAACTATATATTGTACTGATTGGATACCAATCTGTGTTACCAATAGTAGAACCTTCAATCAATACATTACCATAGAAGTCAGTATATGTGGCTTGCAGTGTTAATGTAGGATTGTTGCTTGTGGTATAAACACTAGTATAATATACGACCGAATTAGAATCAGGCATATATTCTCCGTCGTTTGAATACCAATCTGGGTTAGGATATGCTTGACCAGTGGGAATAGTTAGTTCATTACTAGGAACAAAGCTAGGTAATATGCTATTAACAATGTTCATATCGCCACGACCACCTGCATTTTGGTCTACGAATACAGGGTAATCAAATGTGCCTACTGGAATCTCTAATGTGTAATAACATTTTTGTGCTTCAATTTCTTCTAGCTCTCCTGGGTTTAACATTAATGCGGCTATGCCTGTTGCACCTAATTGAATAGTAAGTGCTTTTCTAATAAGAACTGTAACCCCGGTAGCATTTAATATTCTGCAAGAGATTTCTTTTCCCGTGATATTGACAGGTTTCTGTTCCTGATTAAGGAACTGAAATTGAATTTGATTGTCTACACCTTTGTGTAGAGTAAGTGGCTTGGCATACTGAGGCATATAACTCCTAGGGGAATTTCCTGATAAAAGAATAACGATTTGACGTTGCGTATAAACGAATACTTGAGTTGAGTACATAAACATATTTATCAAAATATATTGCCAGGCAACCCGATGATAAATATTTCGGTCAATACAATAACAATGATTCAAAACGAATTCTTCCAGAAACTAACTGAAAACCACCCGTTCATCACTATATGTTCATATGCCAACCAAGATTATGTTGGAATCGTACAGAATAGAGATGATATAGTCACCACAATCTATGACTATGGTGCTATAATTGACCCTATAGTTAAGGAGAAATTCTTAGAATTAGGGGATGTTTGGTGGTGGGAAAGTAATAGATTAGTCCCCATCAATCTATTCTTAAAGGAAGAATGGATTATGTTCAAGCCCTATTTAAGGACTTTTAACAATAAAAGTTTGACTGTCATACATGGTCCTACGTGTAGTATAAGTGAACTACATAAACGTAGGACCAAACGCCGTAGTATTACGCTGGTAAAACGGATGTTGTAAGTAAATTCATATGCACTGCAACTAATTGCGAATAACCAATTGCATGGGCTTTCTTAAAAGAATATCCATCATCTTCTTTATTCCATATAGTTTGACTCACTTCACTCCAACTCTTGCCAATTAAATGCTTCTTGGCGGGACGAATCAATGCTAAAAACATTGCTAGTCTAGGGATACTATTAATAGGTTCAGGCATCCTCTGAATACTCTGATAATGATTTGCCAAGTGAATCAGTTTTTCAACAAATTCTCTATCATTTAGCTTAGACCAATCAGGTTCACGCATCAACTCAATCAAGTGCCGTTCATCTCGAACCTGAGAGTATACATGCACATTCAATAAGTCTAGTTTGAAATATCCACGCTTCTCTGCATCTTCATAATGAAGTGCTGACATGTTATTGACAGGATCATATGGAATGTCTGTTATATAAACACCTGTATTGTGTCTACGCACAGGAGAGACATTACGCATTGAAGCAGGTGTATGAGGGATCAACTTTAGTAATTCATCCCTTGAACCAAAGTCAATGTCAATATCTGAATCTATTCTCATCTTGCGGGTGTTACCAATCCTGCTTTAATCAATTTCACATAACCTTGTTGTACAACGATTGCTTGGCGTTCAGCATCTTCTACTGCCTTATGGCTTGTTACATGCCCGCCGTCTTTTAGGTTGACACCAGTGATATCATACAATGTACGGGTGTCTCTGATATCCCAGAAGTTCCAAGGTGTGTTTTTTCCAAGTTGTTTCCAAGCATGATCCATAACTACCACGTCAAAACTTGCTCCGTTACTCCACGCACCTTTACTACGATTCCAACAAAACTTGTACAATTGATTCATTGCCTCTTCAAAAGAGACACGGTCTCTGTCACCCATAGCTTCTTCAATTGCTTCAGGTGATTGCTTGCCCCACCATTCCATTGTTGCATCATTAATACTTCGATTATAAATCTCTGTTTGATCTTCAATTGTAGGACGAATCTCAATTTTATCGATAATGCCACTACCCTTAGGGTCAAACAATACTGCACCAATAGTAAGAATCACACAATCCGGTGTTGTGTCTAGTGATTCGATATCAATCATTACATCCATATTATGCCTTTAGTATTTTCCATATGTATTTCTTTTCTAGTATGTCTTGAAACTTTATTGCTTCAGTCTTGTCTCGGAACACAACAGCACGAATCTCATACATGTCCTGTAAATATTCACTATAACTATGATTAGTATCTTGTGCCCAAGCACTAAATTTAATCCACAATGTATCAAGATCACCGCCTTGTAACAACAGACCTAATCCTACTTCAAAACATTGTACTTCCCCGAATAAAATATCTAGTAGTTTTATTCTAGTATCTACATCTCTGATATTTTTGAATGTAGGCCAGTGTACCACATGATTGCCAAAATCAGTTGCATATAATTCAAAAGGTGAGTTGGTCATTGGAATTTCAATAAAAATATTAAGTATTTCTTTTCGTCTACTATCTGATAACCATCTGTTATGTTACCACCGACAATGTTCATCTTTACTCCGTACTTACCTTCAAGGTAATCTTCAAAATCATACGCATCAAACTCTGTATATTTGTTTTGTTCCTGATATTCTCTACGCACAAGTTTTAATGCCGCCCAATAGTTCCATCGTCTTTTACGAAAATCTATTTTAGGATCATCGTCATCATAATCTTGTATATTATTGGGTATCGTTGCCATGTGTTAGCAAATCAAATAGTGTTGCATATTGCGTTTCAGGCTCCATGTGAAAGCCAGTTCCCCATATTACCCAAACTTTACGTTTGTATGCTTTAGTAAAGAATAGAGGTGCACCACTGATACTTTTTCTAGGCCATATAACAAATGTTTCTATCCATGGATAACAATCCGCCCCGTCTGTGATAATAGTATAATCCATATCTTTTACTGATATTCTTGTATAGTAATGTCTTGCAATATCTCTCCTGCGAACGCATACTTGAATGCTAAGTAAGCGTCCTTCAATTCAAATTGAATAATGTCATATGGATTTTTCTCTACTGCATTCCATATAACATGAAATCTACTAAAGGGTCCTTTGCTAGGATATTCTACTGCCCATAGGTACATCTCAGTAGATACCCTATCAATTTTATATCTATAGATGAAAAACGGTTTATTGTTGCCACCTTCACTATGAAAGTATTCCATTATCTGTTCAATATTGCCCACATGTCAAGTTTGTTCTTCATTTCTTCACGGTCTTCTTGCGCTTTATATCGACTTCGTTCTGCCGCTTCTCTCATATATTTTTCCGTAACAACTTCTTGTCGCAGTTGACTAATCAACTCACTGACCTTCATTGTTTTCATTTCTTCAATTTCACCTAGTGCCTGATCTAATTGTTCTTGTAGGTAACTGACTTCACCTTCAAGGTGAGTGATGTACTGACCAGGAAGATAATCATTGCAAGTGTCTTTATCTCTAAAGTTGCAGTATATTGGGTCCATACCCGCTCGTTCAAGGTCATCTAGGATAGAGCCTGGGTGACGATCCATGTATGTAGCAAGTCTAACTCTCACTGGGTCATTGTCAAACTTGATAGTGTAATCAATCAATTCATTGTCAGTCATTTTCATTTCCACCTCAATATAAACCACTCAGCGTCTTTACTTTTCTCAAAAGCAAACTTAACACCAAAGTTCATAAACTTATCTGTACAGTTATCAGTACACCAATCAGCAATATCAACGGCTTGATAACGACTATCGAATGGCGGTAGTTCAACTCTTGTCCAATTTAACAAGGTAACAAGCATGTCATAATCAATTTCTTTTGCCATATCATCTGCTAATTTTTCCATCATCTCATGTTCGATGTTCATTAAAAACTTAGTTTACATAGTATTACATCACGCTCATACCTAAATTTAAGTTGTATAAGCCCTCTACTGATTCGCCATCTAGCATGGCGTTCACAGTTGTCTATTCTATTATACAGCCATTCTAATATATCATCGTATGTTTCGGTCATGTTCATACTAACATGTATCTGATGTTCGTACCAACCCGGATCAGTTTCTTCCCAACCACGATTTTGGTCAAAGTTTTGAACTCTCATGCCCATGTCAGTGAAAACCAAAAAGCATCTTTTTCATTTCTAAAGTGCCAGCGATAACTTTTTCTATCTATGTCACTTGCATAAAAACACGTCCAGTTACCTGTCTTTCTGTCTATAGCAAAATAGCGTTCTCCTAGATTATTATTACACCACTTTTCTGCGGCATATCCAAGTTTCTTAGTAATTATAGTGTATGGTAAATCCTTCATCCCCACCTCAACATAAAATAACTTGCATTACTATCATTATAAAAAGTGAAAACTGTTTGTTTAGGAATTTCCCCAATCATTTCGTCCCATTTACTTTGGTGGTATGCAAAATCAAAATCTTTGCCCTGTACCCATCCTTTTTGTTTAAGCTCGGATACTATATCTAGTGTGTTGTCAACATCAATATACAATGTTACTTGTTGCACTTTAACCCCATCTTAATTCAAAATGAACAGCGTCACGCTTATCCTTAAAATAGAAATACATGCCTTCATGACCGGGGCGGGTAGTAAATCTTTCATCAGGCAAACCGTATTGTTCCATAGCCCAGGCACATGCTATGTTCCAATCATTCCTTGTCCAAGGAATACAAATCTTAGTACCCGCCGGCATTTAGTAATTCCTTGACTTGTTTTACATTCTCTGGTTCACGATGAAACTTTAATGCCCACTTCTCAGGGTCGATATAATCAAACACCATCTTGACATGTCCCTGCTCTAGTGATTCTACAAACTTGACACCACTCTCACTTTGAAACAACATCCAGGGACTGATTCTACCTCTAGTAATTTCTAAACAGATTCTATTGACATTGCCATATCGCAAATAATCTCTGCTTTGAATCTTTTCAATTTCTGCTAATGATATTGTTGTTTCAATGCTACGATGAATAGCATCTAACGGATCTTCTGTACGAATGTATTCAAGTAGATAGTTCGTGTAGTTTGTGTCAGTACACCATGTGTCAATTCTGATTTGACTTTTAACTAACCAGTCAGCATATCTGCTAACATTCAATGCGTTAATCTCTACACAGTGATTGCCAAACTTTACGAACGCTGTATAGTATGGACTCTTAATGAATTCTTCATTAGTTTTTGTCTTTTTACTTGCACTATTCTTTTTGTAAAACTGAACAAAGGCTTGATATGCAATACGATTACCTTGTAGGTCCTTATTCATCCATCTGCGTTTAGATTCGCACATGTGGGTGAGCAGTGTAGATTCACGCAAATACTCACCTGCGCAAAACTCACATTTAAATTTAGGCTTACCGATTGCCTCTATCTCTTTCGTACTGCTCAATTTCTTCATCTGTTACCATTTGACTTAGTGTTTCAATATCTGCTATCTTCATCTCTGGGTAGACAGTAGCAAGATAACATTTCTTTTTCTGTTCTGTTACATATGCTTTTGACACTTCATCAATGTCATCATCACCTGCTTTAGGATAGATTTTCTTATAATACTCTTTTACATCTTTCAGTTGAGCAGGTTCTTTTAACAAACTAACCTTCTCTTTAATCTGAGGGATCCAAGGATGAAATTGTTTCCCCAACCCCGGGCTACTTGCACATAACATTAACCATTGTAGTTTAGGATGTTTCTGCACATATTCATTAAAGATATATTTGTTAGCGTGATAGTCCACACTTCGTGCATAGTAACCCGCAATCTCGCCTGAGCCTTTGATATAGCTCATGTATCTAACCAACATGAATGATGTGAATTTCTTTTGTTGCTCTGCTGGCAACTTGTCATAGAAAGTATAATCTTTTCTGTCTAACGCCGCAATTGCATCAAACAACGGGAAGTCTTGCTTCTCTAATTTTTCATCAGTTGGAGTATTCTTTTTCGTTGCCATTAATTTAATCCTGTAATCCAGTCGCTCTTGATACCTTCTTCATAGTATTGTCTGGCACGACCTGAGTAATACATTACTTCACCGCATTGAGTGCATTTATAACGATGCAGGTCGATGTCTACAGTAGTGGATACGGAGTCGTATTCCCAATGCCCGGTAGCAGTACAATTTTCGTACCAATCATCGTCTTCTACCCAACGACTGGTTTCTCTTTGATGATTGCAACTCATATTAAAATGCCTGACTAACATCCACAATTTCACAATTGCGACTAATTTCTTTTACAAAATATGCACATCTAGGAGAAGGACCATCATCAATGGGGACACATAAGAATTGTCCGTTCTTCAATCTAGGTGCATACCATGTTACATCATGGTAAATGTCTACTATTTCAATTGGAGCAAAGTCCAACATAAATGAAGATAGCGGGTTAAAAATAAATGCATTGAATCCTCTATCATTGATACTAGTAAGAGGCAATGTTTCTAAGTCACCATGCTCTTGTTCACCAATAAGTATTTGCCAATCGATTGGCATCTTAATTGTACTGTTGCCAATCTTCAATACAAGTGCAGGGCTGTTAAATGATTCTAAAAAGATCAAGGGGATATAATGATAATCTACATTGCTTGGGTTACTGTTATCTAAGATAGCGAATCTAAGATCATCAATCTCTTCGGGAAGTGTTTCTAAGTTATAGAATTCGTTGTCTAGGGTTAATATACGCATAATGTATTATATCACTTATACTTTAGTTTTTCTACGTCAAACGGGTAGTTAGCTTCTTTGTAGAATGCTTTCCGTTGTGTTAAATGTCGTTTTGCAAATTTGCATGAACTAGTAATATCCCAAATTTGTACAAAATCTTTGTCTTCTGCCTTACGAATACCACGACCTATTGATTGGATCACTCTTACAAAACTCTTGCCCGGCTCAAGTAACATGACATTAAAGATACGGGGAATGTTAATTCCAACTGCCGCAACACCATATGTAGCAATGATAATCTTGTTTGTAGCAGTAGCAATGTCATCATAGTGTTCAGTTCTAGTTGTACTTTTAGTTCCGCCTGATACGAACACTACATTCTCTTCCGGCACACCTAGTTCTTCTAGTTTCAAATGCAATAGTTGTCCAGCTTCAATCCTATCTACAAGGATCAATGTGTTGCCACTGTTCTTAACTGTATTAGATAACTCAGCAATTTTTTGCATTCGTTTTTCATCACTGGTCAAGAATTTAAGTTCGCTTTGATAGTTAGTAAACTCCATACCATCTTGCAATTGAACAATGTTCACGTGACATTGTGATAACACACCCATGTCTTGTAGTGTGCTTGCTGACAATTGATTAATAACAGGACCTAAACTTACAGTCAATGACATTGATTCATGTTTAGCTTTAGGGATAGTTCCAGTCAACCCCCATCGTAATGGTATACGACTCATCACACCGGACAATAATGATTTAAGAACATCAGCTTTTGCTTGATGCACTTCATCTACAATAACACATACAACACCCTCAATGAAGTCTTGGAATGGTACTTCTGCTTCACCTGCTTTAGTGTTTTTTAACATATTACCTAGGCTCTGCCACGTACAAATTGTATGTGTCTTGTCGTATTCTTTACGTCCACCGTAATAGACACCTACATCTAACCCCAAGTTGATGTAATCTTTTTCTGTTTGTGTAACCAGGCTAGTGTTAGGAACAATAACAATACTACGACCATATTGTTCTACACAACTTGATAGTGCGGCGGTGATTAATGTCTTACCTGCACCTGTAGCAATCTCTTGCAATGACTGAGGGTTCTTCAAATAGTTATTGATAATCTCAATTTGATAGTCACGCAATATGATAGGTTGTCCCGCCATTGGATGACCTACTGGCCAATTCTTGTGCTTGAATGTATCCTCGGACACTTCAGTAAATGTGAATGTTGTTTGATAATCTCTAGTATCATCTAGTTCAATATCATAACCAGCCTGATCTAGTAATGGCAATATCTCTGGTAGTAAGTTGATATATGTACTACCACCTAGTGCAAAGAAACTACTCTTACCATTCCATCTACCTAACCTTACTGCAGGAAGATATCTTGCGCCCGGAACCTCAAACTCAAACATCTTCATCAATGTCTTGCGATCTCCAAGCTCAAGACCAATTAATTTGCAATTTACTTCATCTCGTATTTCTATTTTACATTCTTTCATTTAGGTCCTAAATCTATTGGTTCCAAGTTTACAAATTTTATTATTTTAAATAACTTCATTGGCGTTTCATTAACTAATGAAAAATTACCACGTTGATACACTATAACACTATTCTCATAGTTTTTCAAGTCTTTAGGATTCTTGCAAACATTGATACTTGTATTGTGTATATCTAATTTAGAATTAGTTAAAAACGCTTTAGGTTCACAAATTGCATCACATCCAAATTCTTCTAACCATTCTATTGCTAATTGAGTATCCCTCAATTCTATTTCAACTTGAAAATTTATAGCAAGTCTTACCTTAGCAGGGATTTCTGTCTCTAGTAAATGATCTGTGACCGATTGGTCGATACCAATACCATATTTAACTAATGTTGCTATTGTTTTTAAATCGTCTGTTATTTCAATGTCCTTAATTGCTTCATACAAATGTTCATTCAATGCGGCAATGTAGTAATGTCCCTTATAGACTAAAGTGGGCACCCAGTATTTAACATTCTCATATACGCTAAGTCTCTCAATAATTTGTGTAACCTTTTCGCAATAGTTCAATATAGAATAGTGGTCTGCTGTCAAGTACATCAATTCTTTTAAATTAGTATGACTATATTCACCTTCATATTGTCGTCTATCTTTGATCCACTGTAATGAATAGATAGGGTTCTTTTTAAGTGCTGTTAAAAAGTTTTTATTAAAAGGAGATTGTAGAATCAGTTTGTCATTCTCTATTTTGATTGACGCTCCTGTATATTCAGGGATGCTTTCTACTATGTTAACATCCCAAGACCGAGTCAGTACTTCGTCTACTTCAATTTTTAATTGAGAGAATTGTCGTTTATATTTACCTGCTACCTTTCTGAACAAAAGGTCCTGATTACTAGTGATCCGATTATGTTGTGTGATGTAAAGGGTAAGATTGTTTACGAATTGGTCATCATATCTGCTCAGTCTAATATTACTAAGCATCCATGTTGCAAGCTCATTAAGTGTTTTGAAATCCATCTACTAAGTATAACAGGACACTACACAAAATGCAAATTTATAGGCAAAAAAAGGGGACCTGAGTCCCCTTTAAATTGTGTAATTAAGTCAACCATTAAATCCAGTGACTTGTTCAAACAGTTCTAGGAAATCCAGATCACTCAGTGTGGCAATCTCGTCCGGGCTAATGTTGAACTCTGTAGCCAGGGCATCTTCACCAACGGCAAACAGGACTCGCTCAGTCATCATTTCACGTAGGTTCATTCTTCAATCTCCACAGAGGCAATTTCATATTTCTCATGATAACGATCAGCGTTTTGGACAACCTTTTCGTATACAGGAAATAGGTTATAAGGTGTTGGCGTCATAGCTGACTTAATGTATCGTTCTTTAGCCATAGCAATCAATTCGGCCATCTTAGCTTCTGCCTTTTCAATTGATGTGTAACCATACTCGGCATGGTAACCAAGATCAACTGTGCTACAAACCAAATATACTGTTTTCATTCTTGGACTCCAAAATGTTCTTTAAACCGTCCACCAATCAAGACTTGAATGTCTTGCGGCACTTGATTGTCTTTTACCACTTGCCACATGCATTCCCGCACAATCAACTCGGCGAACTTTTTATGAAACAAGTCTAGATCAAACTGTTTGCTACCGTCTTTTGTATCGGAAGTTGCTTGTTGCCGTGCCGTTAACACAAGTTCGTTAATTCGTTCGTTCATTTGTCAACTCCGTTTTCTGATTCAATACATGTATTATATATCCAAACCGATTTATTGTCAACCAAAAAAAAGTAGTACTAAAGTACTACTAATTTTTGTTAGTCTTTTAACGTATGCCAAGTTGCCATTCGTTCATTCTCAAATTTTTCATACTGATCTAGGATTACGCATGTGATAAAATAAATTACTGCTACACCCCATCCGATAAAACATATCATAATAAAATTACTTATGCTCTCTGCATCTGTATCACCAATAACTGCCCCGATCACACCTGCAATAAAAATTCCGATAGATGATGTAATAATCCAGGCGAAAAATCCTATCCAACGATTATCTTGGTACGTCTCCATATATTTTCTATGTAGGCTCATTGGGAGACTGAATACTGTTTTGAAAAATCTTTTCATCAACCAACCAATGAAATAGAAACCTGTTTTAACTTTCATTTGTAATCTTTCCTTAACATCCAGAACAACACTTCACCATTGTCTAGCTTACATAAATCACCGCTGTATTTCATGACAGGACGAGTTGTTGGACTAGGATTTACCAACATGATTCTTACAGAACCTTTACCGCTACTTGGATGTACTTTGCCAAATGATTTAACTCGGTAGATGTTGTTGTGAAACACCACAAAGTCATCAATATTAAGTTCACGGTCAATCAAGTCTGTTGGGTTTGTCATATCTTCCTTATCGAAACGGACTTATTGACATTGCCGTTACGCACACTGCAGGGGTTAACCTTTAATGCAAGTTGCCTTAGCCAGTTCACGCCAGTTAGCGGAAATCTTAACCAAATCTGCAATCTTGAGACACATACGCAAGGACACTTCACGCAATTTGCTGTGATTGGTCTCAATGAACGACATAATTTCGTCAGTTTGTTCCTGAGTAAAATCATAGTCTTTGAACAGACCACCATCGGCATCGCGGTGAACTTGCTTGATGCGGAGCATCTTGTCACGCTCACTATCAACAGTCAAGTCCAGAAAGTGACAACGAGACTGGAGAGCATCCAAGTGAGGTTGAATCTTAGAAGCCTTCTTACTGTCAAAAGTCTTGTTGGTGATGAAAATGATAGAACCGTTAAAGTTAAAAGTGTTTGGTACACCTTCGTCACGCAACAGACGGCTATCCTTGTTCCAAGAAATGCGACGGGTCTTGCCAGAATCCAACGCACCCTTGAGTACGTTCAATGCATCTTGATCTTCCCAAACGTCACAGTCATCAAACACCAGAACGTTTTTAGCGTCACTGTATTTGTACAATGTAGCGAACAGACCGATACCACTGATAGCGCCTTTGACAATCTCGAAGCGAGGACGCTTACCTGAGATTTTGTCAAACATAGATGCCTTCTCCATTTGAGTAGTCACACCGTGACTCTTACCTATGCCTGCAGGACCTGTAACAATCATAGCACGAATGTTACCTGCAATACATGCGCCGGACATTTCATCAAGTACTGCAAAACGGCTAGCAATACGATCCATTGCTTCTTCGTCAGTTTCCTTAGGTGTCTCAACCTTTACTGCATCACGACCTGACACAAATTCAATCATGGATTGATTGTCAACATTCACACGAACTTGATCAGGACGACCGGGGAACTGACCTTCATTTTTCACTGTCACAAAACCACCTTTACTTCCAAGTTGATAACCTTTAACTAGTGTGAACACTTCACCTTTGATAGATTCGTTGCGATAAGAACCTGAAGTGATACGAACGATGCTTGACATTTTGTTTCCTTTACTTGACTGTCTAAGAATATATTATAGCACAATACCCATTTATTGTCAAATTTAGGCAAACAAATCGCCGTACATTTCTTCGTAAGCGGCGTCAAAATCTTCACGGATCCAATCGATTGTGTAACCGTTCAGTGCGTATTCATCAGCCATGTCCAGCAATTTACGCAGGGCTTGTTCAGCATTCAGACCCTCATTTGCCATGAGGCTCAGGTTGCTACAGTGAGCAAAGTTGTTGCTGTCTTTTTGTGCGCTAACTTGAACGAATTGCTTGGTCATTTTCGAGTCCTTTATTTAACTGTCTAAGATTCTATTATAGCAGAAAGCCCATTTATTGTCAAATTTTGGCTATCAAATTTGCATGAATTTGATTCATTTCATCCTGCTCTACATAAAAGTCAGACCTAGGATCATAGTATTGACCCTCTTTGTTGTCATAATACAACACTCGTCCAGAGAAATTGAACGGGCCCTCTAGACCCTGACGAGGACCATATTTGGTACGCATATCATCCATCTGAAACTTGTCTGCAACAACTTTGTAACCCATGAACAACTCCTTTTGACTGAATAAGACTCTATTGTATAGCCAAATCCATTTATTGTCAAATTTTGGATCAATCAAACAAATGAGAACTTATTACTAACCTTTAGGTATTCTGCTCCATCGCGGGAACTTTTTCTAAAATTACCTTTAATAGTAATATCATTTTTATTAACTGTCATGTCCATTAATGACAATAATGGATTACTATTATCTATATTAATATTAACAAGATTATTATGTCTATCACTGAACCAATATTCTTTACGTTTCTGACGCTTATTATTAACTGACAATTTTTTAACAAACTTCAATTGTTTTACAGTTACTACATGCGGATCATCATTTCGTTTGACTTCTCTGTTGTATTCAAATACCATTTTTTCAAATTCAACATCATACTCATAAAACTCAGGAAGACGATATGCCAATGGTAGCATACTTTCTTTAAATGTCTTACCTTCACTATGAATGAATGTGTTCAAATCCTCACGGAAAGCAGTAAAGCCTTCATTCTTAAGTTTCAGTACCATGATTTTCTTACTATAATAATCACGGATAACATTAGCGTGTGCGATATCCTCTTCGGTCACAAGCCTAAACAATTCACTATCTAATAGCTTAGTGATAGTAGGTTGTGGACCAGAGATATCTCTAGCCTTACGATATCGTGCCCAGCACACACTTAGTGCAAGAAGGTCTTGACTGATTTCATAGACTTCGTATTTTTTAACATCGTCACTGAAATTGAATTCAAAATTACCTAGATTGATACTTGGAGCACTATATCCAGCTGATCCGGCAGCACCTATTGAGATAGTAGGAGGGTGTAACCATTGATTAGATGTGAGTGAACCGTTATAAATCATTTTTGCAACTTGTTTGTTTGTGTTGTAATTAGCCAATTGTAATATCTTCCATTCCACTTGTGCGTAATCGCACGATATGTCCTAGCATGAAATTTTTTGATTCCAATGCCTTCATTATGCCAAGCCATCTATTGCGTAATAGTGCAATTTCATTAATCAATACTTCCATATCAATTACTTCATCTTCACCTTCAGCATACTTTTCAGCATCACGACTTGTCAATGCTCTATTATACGCTTCTAAATATTTTTGAAAATGTTTTCGGCGAATTTTCCGTAATTGGATGTTGAGATAATTAAGCACCGCTTCAATCTCTTGTAGTTGATTGAAACGATGCTCAGTTACGCCGGGAATAGCGGCAATATTCTTTTCAACATTCCCGTATATCTTGACTTCGTGTTTAGCCGAAATTAATTCGGCTTCATAGTGAGTTATGAAATCGGGTATCACACCAAGATTTTGGGTGATGCGTGTATACCAATTCATTTAATCCCAGTCTTCGTCTTGGTCATCTTCTTCATAATCTTCATACGATTCCTCAGTATCTTGATGTGCCAAATTCTCTTTAAGAGCAGTTAGCATTTCTTTATCGCCCTTAAAGGCATCTTTGATATCTTCAGCTTCGTAATTGTTATCAATCAGTAGATTGACTAGTGAATCGGCCGCGTCAGTGCGGTCATTGAAATCAATATGAGAACGCAATGCGTCCCATACTTCTGCAACAAAATCTAAACTCATACTGTATCATCCTCTCCTATGTTAGATACAGTACTTATCGTTGATTTAGTTTTTTCTACAAACCATCCTTGACACGAGCCTCGTGTAGGTATTTTTTTATTTCTCAAAATTTTCTCCATTGTAGGTATAGTTAAATTGTTCAGATTACAAAAATTATAAAAGCCTTCAACCATATATTCAACATCATTTGGCGAAACAAACCTATAAGTTTTTATGTTATTCTTGTTTCCTGCCATCCTCGCTGAATGTTTTTGTTTATTTTCGGTAGTATGACGTTTACCGTAAAATGGATTTGACTTTCCGGGTCTTGCTATTTTCTTTTTTGTTGCTTCGCTGTGAGGTTTACGGCCAACTCTCTTGCATGTATCTACATAACTATTGACTCGCTTAGTAGTATGTTCTAAAGTTTGTTTTTTTCCTTTATGATTAGGTGGTCTATTATCTGAACAAATGTTCGTTAAAATTCCACCTTCATCAATATTTTTGCGGCCGTATTGTTTAATATAATCTGCCTCAGTAGAATACGCATCATTTTCGTTAATAATATTGTCAGCTAAAATTGAAACGGGAATTTCATAGCCTTGCTCTTTTAAAGATTGAATCTTAAAAAATTTATGACGATTATCAGTTGTTTCTAATGTTTCTTTGAAGTGATCCAAATGTCTCTGATTTTTAATCTTTCCTTTTCCTATATAAAAAGGAAGGTTAGTTCTAATATCTATCATTGCGTATATGTAATACATAACAGTCTCCATAATATTATTTATGCCAACTGCTATGAATCCGTATAGTTATTTTTCTGTGGGCTGTTCCGTGGTCGCATTGATCGCGGGCACCATCATTTCTTTCATTACAACATCTAGACAATTATCGTCATTTCGTTCCCAACCTTTTCTGAACTTTTTGATGATTTCACCTTCTTTAGTTGTATACACAAGACTATTACCTTCTTTAGACAAAAGACCTTTGCCTTCAATCAAATCAGTAAGACCTGAGAATGGGCTCATTCCTTGGTCATATGGAATCTTAACTTGAACTGATTCAAATGGTTTTGCATAACGAGTTTTCATAATCTTACATGCCGCACGAATACCTCGCACTTCACTAATCTTATTACCATCTTCATCTTCCTTAAGTTTCAATTTCTTCATAGCAACTACAATAGAGCTTGCATAAACGAAACCTTGACCACCTGAGATTTTGTCATCTGGATCAAACATATCTTGACTAGCATATGTGTGATTAGTAGCGACTAGACCGATGCCAAGTGAACCAAACATGTTAACACAGTTACGAACAAGTGCTGTCAGTGCTTTAGGCTTACGACCCATGTCACCTTTCATATCACCTGCTTCAAACTGATTAACATCAGTTGGTGTTAATAACATACCTAAACTATCAACAACAAACAATACTTTTGGTCTGTCTTGTTCTGGTAGTGCTTTGTAATCCTTAACGAACATAGAAATAGTTTTTCCTACTTCGTCAATCATAGCCATATTAAGTTTAAGTAACTTACTGTCGTCAGTTGATACACCAAGTGCGTGTAGCCATGCTTCGTCAAGGGCATTCTCTGAGTCAACTAAGACTACAAAGATTCCTTGTTGTTGTGCGTGTCTAACAAGGTTTCCTGAGCAGATGAAACTTTTTCCTGCTCCTGATTCTCCGGCAAAGACAGTAACTTTACCAAGAGGTACGCCTTTATTAAAATCACCGGATATAAGATAATTGAGGGCGAAATTACCTGTTGAGATCCAATCAGTTGGATCGTTAAATCCTATTGATAGACCTTCAATACTTTTTGTAATGTCCTTGCGGAATTTACTAATGTCAAAGGGTTTTCCCATTTTAATTATCCACTTCCATGCTGAGTGCTTCTTTGATTACTTCAAAAAGTTCTGCTTCAGTAGCACACATAACTTTGCAGTTTTTCCAATCATTCTCTTTGTCTCTTCCACTGACTTCAATCATGTAGCCGTTATCATAACGATTGATTGTAAATGATTCATTTACTTTTGATAGTTTGTTTAGTTTTTTTGCCATGTTATTCTCCTTGTTATTTGTGCATACCATTAGTATACACGCTAAATGGTTGCTTGTCTAGCATGTCTGGACATTTTTCTGCCATTGAATCGATTTCCCAATCTTGAGGGAAATGTCTTAGTGCGCCTCTAGCTCTATCTCTAATGATGCTAGGCACTCTGGGTGTACGACCTGGGTCGCATAGTTCCTCCAACAATTTTTTACCTTGCTTAATGGCGCGGTAGCGTTCGTCTGGTAGTGTCATCGTGGTTCCTAAGGAAGGGAGCATTGCTCCCTATCCAATAAGTATTACTTAGTTTGTCTAGCACGAATCATCGCTAGGATGTCCTGTGCCTTATCCGTTGAAGTTGCTTTTGGAACTTCAATCGGAGCCGATGCTGTTGTAGATGCTTCATCATCCCAAGGTGCTGTAGAAGTTTCTGCTACGGGTGCTGTTGCGGGTGCGCTTGCTTCCGATGCTGGCGCTGATTGTTTTTCCGCTGTCGCACCTGCTGGTGCTTCTAGTCCCCAAGGACGATAGTATGCGCCCCAACGTTCGTTGTCGAACGGTTGACCATCAACTGATGCTTCAAACATTTCCTTGATGATACGCAATTCTGCTTCGCCGGGCTTCTTAGGCAAGAAGTCAGCTAAGTTAAACAAACCATGTGCTTCGACAGCGGCCTGTTCTGCTTCAGTGAGAGGAGATTCTTTACGTGCCCAGTTACTTGTTGAGTAATCTGCGTAACCACCCTTGCTTGTTTTCTTAATGTTGAAATCAAGACCACGCAAGAAGTCTGTTGGCAATTCTTCAATCTCTGGATCCATCAATCCAGCTTTAACGATTGGAATGATTTGTGGGCTGATGATGAATCTACGAATAGGGTTCGCAGGTGTCTTGTCATCGCCTAATGGGTTCTGACGAACAAAACCTTGAAATAGATAACTACGCTTCTTCCAATACTTGTTTGCCATTTCTTTCAATGATTCGTCTTTATACCAAGGACGAACTTCTGCCAAGATAGGACAGTTATCACCATACATTTCTACGCATGGTACTTGTACTTCAATACGCTTAACGTTAGGATCACCCTTAACGCCATTGAATGGAAGTTTGATAATTTGTTTTTCAACCCAGAAGAAATCGTTCTTTGAGTTACCATCGGGCAAGAAACGAATACTAGCAGTAGTGCCTTCGTCCATGTTCCAATGCGGATAGGTAGCACCATCACCTTGGGATGCAGAGTTTTTGTTTTGAGATTTGTTTTCTTGTGCAGCAATTCGTGCACGGATTTCGCTTAAGCTGGCCATAATATATTTTCCTTTAATAAAATTGAGATGGTCTCTGGTTTAATATTCGCCACTCACCACGAGTGACTAACACAGAAGCTATTATAGCGAATAATAACCTCTCCGTCAATGTATTTATGCCTGTTTAGGTAAAATTGATTTATTTGATAGCCCTTTTGCTAATTTATTTGCCCGTCTTGTTGCTACTCGTTTGGCAATAGACTCAGGAGTATTTGCATTTGATCCATTTGCTAATCTAGTAGCCCTTATTTTTTCTTTAATTGCAGGATCGCTGTTGAGTGTGCCATTGACCTTCTTAGCTTTAACTCGCTTCAAGATTGAAGCAGGGGTGTTAGAATTAGATTTGTTGATTCGTTTAGTTTCTTTTTGTTTGGCAATAGCAATTGGATTTATTACAGTACCCAAACTACCTTCGCCGCCATCTGTTTTATTTCTTAGTATGCCGGTATTGTTGTCTTTTCTGCCATACCATTTTATCATTCTTCGCTCTAATGCGAATGCCCATAGTTCTAGTAATCCATATGAGATTACTAAAATTCTTGACTTATCTTTAGGTAGGTTGACTCCGTGAGTAGTGTGCCAGGCTCTAATATCTTTACCTTTCCCTATATAGTAAGGGGTACCGTCTTCTCTGAGATAAGCATATACATAAAATCCTGGCGGGGGATTTTTTCTACTAAATATCATTGCTGATTGCTCCTTGAAAGCATTAGAGTAGTTGGGATTTCGACCTCCGCGAACTACACTACTATTTATGCTGGTTGAATATGGGAAACCGCATATTTTTATGCGGTTTATTTACCCTTTTTAGAATCGTTTCTTTGGCTTGTTTCGTCTGCGTGTAGCAAGTGTTTTGTCTGCTACTTGCTTTACAGCAGCCACCTGCGGTGTGGGCATTTGTGGCAATTGCTTTTGAATCATTTGCAACATCTTAGCATCAGCAGGATCATTTGGGTTTAATTTTTGTCCACCAATCTTAACTGGCTCACTAGGTACTGTCTGAGTTGGTTGCGCTACAGTGGTAGGTGCAGTTGCGGGTGCGCTGGTTCCAGCAGTCGCTGTTGGTTCTGCCGCAGGCTGCGTTGTTGGTTGTTGGGTAGGCTGTTGTACCGGTGGTTGTGCTTGTTGTTTACGCTGTACTGCAGGTATATTAGTATTCTGACCTACCCAATTTGGTGTGGTGGAAACCGTTGTTGGTTGCTGTGGTTGTTGTGTTGCAGGTTCAATCTTACGCTGTCCAGGTTGCTTTAATGGATTGCCCATTATATCTAATCCTTTACCTTGACCTGCAGGTCTTGCAAACTGTTTAGTCAATGCATTGTTGTATGATTTAGTAGTGACTGCTCCCGGAGTGAACATTCCACCTTGTGGATCAGTACCAGACTTTGCTCCAGATGCCGGCCCTCGATTAGAAATTTCTCTATTTGCCTGGCGTTGCGCTCTTACTGCGGCAGCGGCACGGTCTCTATCAAGCTGTGACTTGTAGTCACCACCCATTGGATTCTGTACACGAACAACTTCATCAATACGCATTATCTTCTCAACAATCTTTTGATAGTATCTAGGTCTTCTTGGCCTTCACCAACTAAGTCACCGATCGTTGCTGGCTTATTAGCTTTAGGACCTTTGTTACGCCATTGACCTGCTTCGCCTGTAGCATAGTCACCGGCAAATTCATCTTCTGTTACAGGTTCTTCTTTACTACTATACTCAGCACGAATGTTTTGCATTGTTTTTTCGCTAGCATCTTCTTGTCCAGCTTTGCGTAATTTATCCATACCTTTTTTGCCATACTTCTTGTCGCCTAAGTATGCTTGTAGTGCGCTTTCATCAACTTCTTCACCGGCTCTAAATCTCTTAACCATTGCTCTAAGTGCTTCAAGTTTGTCATCAGGTACATCCATATAATGGTCGTGTCCCATTTTATTTGATGCTTTGCCTAACGCAGTGAAGTGATCCATTTTACCATTATCTTGTTTTGGTTCATTTCTTAATGAACTGTCGGCTTGACCCATGTCAACTTCATCAGTACGCTTCTCAACGTCACTGTATGCCATACTTGGCTTACCATTTTGTGGATTGCGAACTCCTGCTTTATCTTTTAAGTCTCTTAATAAATCTTCGTCACTACCGTGACCTATTTTATCTAGTATCTTGCCGCCAACTTTCTTGATACCACTCTTAATCGTGTCTAGTATGCCTTCATCTAAATCGTCTTGTAACGCATATTCTAACTCAGACGAATGAATAGTCCCTCTTAATAGACTTTGTATCATTTCGTCACGGTCTGCATCAGGTTCAATCTTAGCAATATATTCATCAATTAAATCTAATGCATCTTGAGGTAATTCTTCTACGCCTTCAGGTACACCTTGTGGGTTGTTGCTTGTTAGACTTTCTTCTTCTGTTAACTCTGATTCGGCATTGTCGATATCATCAGATGCTTCGTTATCTTCAATATCTTCATCGCCTTCAATTAACTTATCTGCCCACTCACTCAACTCATTAACTTCTGACATTTCAGAAATCTTCTTCTGTAGTTTAGATAAGATAGGCATTACTGATTCAATACGTGGATCAACTGTTTCTTGTACAAACAATTCATTGATATTGCTCATGTCGCTGTCATCTTCCATTAATGGAGGAGTCCAACTTTCAAAGTATGCATTGTAACCACGATGACCAGCTAGTTTACCTAAACTCTCACGCAATGCTTGATAATGATTAATACCTTCAGCAATCAATTTCTGTGTTGATTCTGTAAATTGCCCATTACGAGTAGCACGAACAAATCCTGCCATCTTACTGTATTCTTCACACAAGCTACCAATATGATTCCAACGATCATCATGTGGCTTACCACCTTCTGCAATGTGTCTAGCATATACACGTGCAATGCCGGGTCTTGTAGTTGGTGCTAGGAATCTTTCACCTTGTTCATTCTCTAGGAAGATTCGTTCAACATTACGATAACGTTGCTCACCTTCTTCGATTTGGCGACTATGTTGTAACACAATCTTTACGCTAGGTACAGCATCACTGTAACTTGCTTTTTTACCCATTGGGTAGTAACCTTCTGCGATTGATTCTTTTTTCTTCATATATTCCCTCTTTGCCATGTCGTGCTTTAAGTTGCTTACATTACGTAATTCAAAACTCAATTGATATTTTTGTGAAAACTTCTTCAATTGATTTAGTAACTTATACCAAGATACGTCATCAGACTCTGATTCTTCTTTCTCACTATTAGCAACCTCATCACTAAAATAGATTGTTAACTTGTGTAGACCGTCAATAGAAATAGTGACTGTTCCATAGTCTTCTCCGTCTTTGACAAAGTTAAATTGAAAGACTTCTGCTTCTTCTGGTGTTGGAATTTCCTTACCTGAAGTATCTAGCATAGTAGGATCTAGGCCCTTGCTATGCAATAACTCAAATAAGGTGCGGTTTAATGATTCTGTATTTTTTGGCATAATAGTATTTATCTTTTACCTCTTAGCTCATGACCGCAAAGAACGGTAAAGGGGCGACAAATTCATCGTGGTCACGTATCTGATTCTCTAAATCAAAGTGATAGTCACTTAATTGCTGTAGCATACGTGTTACTAACAAGCTAGCCATAATCAAGTCATCTGTATCACCAATTTTAGCCGCATAACTGCCACCGTGTGCTACAAACGCTTTCAATTCACTGATAAGACTACGACTATTTATGGTCATTTTCTTGCTTTCAACTAACGTTTTGAACTTGGCACAACTTGCTAGTTTACTCTTATTTGTCGTATTGAATCCTCTACGACCTTTACCTGTCTCACTGATAAAGATTCCCGGGATACCTGATTCTCCGTATTCGTTTAATGATACGATAGCGGCCTCACCGATTCCATTACACTCAATACTGTAATAGATGTTGTTAGGTTCGCCGGTACATTCAGCTATGTACTTGTTAATCTGAGACAAAAGTTTAATTTGACTCGGGATATCAGTTTTATTATGCTTCCATTCACCTATCTGTTTAGTTGTGTTTGCTTCAAATATTTGAATAGCGGCTGGGTCACCACCTGTACCAAGACTTGGATCTAACCCTACACAATATAAGTTACCTTTAGTAGGCTTATCATACCAACGAACTTGTCCTATACGACTAACAGGTTCAATGCCTTCCATGGCAATTAAGGTGTTTGGATTAATTAGTGTTTCGTCAGCGATAATGAACTCACAACCAATCTCTCGGTTGAAACGATCATCACCAAGCTGTGACTTCATCTCAGCCGCCCACTTATCATCTCTACCGGGCTGTTCACTCCAATGTGCTCTATACGCTCTGAACCCGTTAACTCCTACTTCAGTAGTGTTACCAAAATCATCTTCAGTCTTGTTAGCACCTTTCCAGATGAACGCAAATTGATCCTCATCACTATTTGGTGTACTTGTGATAATTGCTTTACCACCAGTTGACAATGTAGGAGTAATAGCTGTCCAGAATTCTTTAGCGATACTTGGTCTAACGAATGCGAACTCATCTAGGTATAATAGTGTGATAGACATACCACGACCTGTGTTTTCAGTTGTAGTAGCACTAACAATACGGCTACCATTCTCAAAGTCTAATGAACCTTTATTGTATGTGGTAACACCTGCTTTAATGTAATCGGGACAGTTTTCATATGCGTAACGAATACGTTGCATAATCTCCTGAGCACCTGTATATTTGTGTGCCGCAACTAATATAGTACTGTCTGGCACAAACATAGCGTACCAGAGTAAGTATCCTGCGGCTGAAGTTGACTTACCTGATTGTCGAGGCATCAAGCTAATAGAGTAACGATAGTTGTGATATGTTTCAATTAATCGTTTTTGATAGGGCCAAGGATGATAGACCATACTACCTTTAGTAGGGTGCTGAATCATAAAGAAGTTATCCATAAAATATAGATAACCTGTATCTGGATCACAGCATTTGATGAAATCCTGTAGTTCTTTATCAGTTTTGAAAACTGTTTTAGTATAAGGATTTTTTACTAGTGAAGGTGCGTTACTCATAGTGAGTATTTATGTGCCAAAAACTTAATTAGTAAGTTCTTCCCAGCCCATTTTCCACAACAAATCTGCATTGCTAGCTGTGTACGCTACAGCAAGTGTTAGTGTACTAGGTGCACCATTAGCATATCTCCATAATTGAATTCGTTTCTTAACATCTTCACTAATTTCTACTTCATCACGGCTACTAGATAATCCTGCATAAACAACTTTACCGTCTGTTATAGTATCAGTGTGTATAGCACTTTGAACTACTGATCCTGCCACATTGCTAAATGAGGCATTTGCAATAGTTGCGTTTTCAATTAATTGAAACTGACCATACCGAACATCAAGTGATAACAAATCAAGTTGAGCAGGAACCACGACCGCGTCCGGGTATGCAGGATTTAATCTTATTGAACATAATGAGATTACAGTGTTTGCCGAACCTACTCTTGTAGGAACTGTATTGTTAGTAACATATCCAATTGTAGTGCTTGGTGTATAGCCGCCTTCACTGATAACAGTGCTACAAATTTGTTTCATTGTGCTATTACCAGTTGTTGCACCGGTATTTGTTATTTCATATCTTGGATTCAATGATGCAGTTGTCATATAAACAGTCGTGTTTCCAGGCTGATTAGCGTGTTGGAATGTATGACATACAATAAATTGACCGTTGATTACAAAACCTGCACGAACATTACCTACGCCCAACCATTCAATGTCACACCAAAATATTTGTGTCAATGTCGGATCTAACACAATACCGGACAATAAGGTATTTCCATTCCAATTAGCTTGTGGAATTCTTTCTTCAACTACTACTCCGGTTGTGCTACTACGAATAACAAGATTAAGTGTAGTACCTACTGCTTCAAAATAAACACCATTGTCAGTTGTAAAATAACCAACTCGTTGTCTTAGGTTCGCTTTAAGAGTAGCCATTGCAAATGTGTTCATTGTTAATAAACTTTTGCCTGGTTGATATGCTTGAACTGTCTTAGATTGTCTAATTACACTACTACCACTAGCGGAAGAAACATTTAAATTAAATGAACTTTCGTTTTGAACATAAACTACATTGCCACCCGTAGCAGTGATACTACTAAATTGGTCACCGTCAATGTAACGATTTTGGCTGTCAAACAATGTATAGGGTTCACTTATTCTTAAACGTCCAAATGCATCTAGGTTAGTTCCAGTGATTGCTACATTTGAGTTACCACCTGTTATTGTAGCATTGACGTTTCCTGATACGACCCACGGATCAGTTCCTTGTGTAACTTCTATTGTCTGGCCAGGATCAATCGTAATGTTACCGGTAATCGGTAATGCATTACCTGATATATCAACATTACCAAAACTTACAATACCAACATCACCCACTGTAATATTGGCATTTGCAATCTGTACATCCGTGCGTACATAGACGTTTCCGGACGTTTCGTCTAGTGCTAATGCTTGGTTAATGTTGCGTAAATACCACGGTGCAACGTTTGCTGGATCTGGTGTAGCCATAAAAAAATACTCACTTTCAGTGAGTATTTATCTTAATTTATTTAATATCCAATGGTCTAGCTTTAGTGACCATAATACAGTAGAACTTCTCTTTTGCTACATAATCCTCACCTTGCTCATTTTTACCTTGAATATCAAACTCTAGATTATTGAACACATCAATATTAAAACCACATCGTGTTATCAATGCTGCCAATTGATTTTGTCCTAGAATGCTATAGTGATTTAGATTCCATTCGTGTCTACGGTCGCAATCGGGAGCAGGAACTTCAATGTAAAGTTTGCCACCTTGTTTCAATAGACGATTGTATTCCATCAAACTAAAGATAGGATATGGGCTATGTTCTAATGCGTGACGTAAGAAAATGAAGTCAACGCTTTCATCAAAATATCCGTCTTTTTGTGGGATAAAACTCAAATCATATTTTGCAATTTTATGACCCTTACTTTCACAGATTTGAATGTCGCCAGGACTTAATGTAACTCCGGTAACATTTGTATATTCACGCTCTTTCATTCCATCTAAGAAATAGCCAGGGCCACAACCCAAATCTAAGATTTTAGCATCTTTGGGTAAATTTAGCGGATCTATGTATTTTGTAATAACCTGTTTAGTGAGATTTTCATGCATCGGACTATTGCCCTCATCATAGATATGAGCAGTATACAACCATTCATTGTAGAATTTTAATTTGATTAAGTCGAGGGTGTTGTTAATGTCAATCATTGAGATTCCTGTAATTTGATATAATTACTTATTCTCAAAACTGACAGTAAAATTATTTTCTTTTGTAACCCTTGAAAGGTTTAACTATGCTTTGAGCATTTGTATCAGATAGTTCTTCACTATCCATATCGCCATTATTTACATCTATATATTCTAAACCGGCAGCTTTATATGCTAACTTAAGCATATCTTGTTCTTCTTTAGTGTAAGGATGTGCAGTGTTGTGTTTACCTACCCAACTTTCTGCAGGCATGTTGATTGGGTTTATTCCATCGCTACTTGCTACAGCCATCATTAAACGATTTAAATCATATTGTCTATCATAGCTGTCTATTTTCTTTGAAAAAATATTTAAACCGCGGGTAGATTGTTGTTGCTGTTTAGATATTTTACCAACCCTAGCTTCGGATATAAATTCACTTGCTCTCATTATCTTTTATATCCTTTAAAGGCTCTTACAGGTGATTGTGTTAGTGTATCATCCATCTCATCACTACTAGGGCTACTGACTGATTTTTTACCAGACTTACCTATTTTAGCCAATGCTTTATCAATTAATTCACCTACACCAGAATCCATCGAACTAACAATTTGATTTTCACCCCAACTACTAGATGCTCTAAACTCTGGTTCATTGCCATTTTGGACTCCGTCTTTAATTCCACTCTCACCTCTTACGGCTGCAATTGCTACACCAAATCTATATAACTCATAAAAATCTTGATTTTGTAATGAGGGTATAATATAAGTATTAGGAAGTGACTTATCTGCTATGTCTAATCCATCATGCACATCATCTAATTTTTGTTCAACAATAAATTCTTTAGCTCTCATATTAACTTGCTTCAGTGGTAAGTTCAAATTCATCTTCAGTATCCATCACTGAATCAGTATATCCATCTAATGCAATATTTAAACCATTTTCAGTATCACCAATAAATGTTATTTGTGCAGAAATAAAGTGTAGTAATACTTGGTCTACTATAGGATTAACCATTAGACGAACATTACCATCAAATACATCCATGTTGTAGCGTGTCAATGCATTACCAAAGAAAGTAGTTCCGTAACCTGTATACTTTACATTCGCACTGTCATTAGATATTTGTGCAGTAATCGTGATATCTTGGCTATCAGGGGTTCCTGTATCACTGGATCTAATTTGAAAACTTGCTTGTGAAAACATGTTAGCAGAAGTTTCAAAGATAACTTGATTAGGTGTTAGTCCAATACTGTAAGTGCTAGATGTAACAGTTCCAACATAGAACAAGTTACTGAAGTTATTGTTAATCTTCTCAAACGCAGTGCGTAGTGGGTCACCGGTCCCGTCGTTTGGTGTAGCACCTACATTGATATATTCTTGATTATAGTAAGGTCCAATTGGTTGCGTAAATGTTAACATTGACGCAGTAGGATCTGATTGTATAGTAGATAACTGTGAACCTAAATAGATATTGTTGGCATTAATAGTAATATTGCCAGAGAAACTTGAACTAGTAGTGTTTGAGTCACCTTCAGGGAATTGATTAGGGTCAATCAACTCAACACTAGCGGTGGGGGCTAGTGCAAACAAGTTTGCAAAATTGTTGTTAATCTTATCAAAGGCTTGGCGTAACGGGTCACCGGTACCGTCGTTTGGCACTTCGCCTGTATCAATGATTTGCTGTGTCATAAAAATCCCTAGATACAGTATTTATCTATTATCAAGCCAACTGTTAGGTTGCTATATGATAGCACACAATACTAATAATATGCTACTATTTTGCGATACTATCGTAAATTTTCTTTTGTGCATTATACCAGTCTTGCCATCCATCTACTTTAGCACTGCATTCCCAATACAATGTATAGTTATGAACAATTACTTTTAACATCTCAGTAATTGCCACGGTGTTACCCTCAATTTTCTTGAGGTCTTCACACTTCTTCATAAGTTCAGAAGTAGCATTAGGAAACTTTTGAGTGACAGGAACTGTAGTAGAACAACCTGCAATAAACAACAATGAAATTAATAGATATTTCATTTCTTTGCCTCCGCAGCCTTATTTAACTCAGCGGCCTGATTGTGTAAATCTATGAATTCTTTAGGTACAGGGCAGTTTTCAATGTACTTGATAACTTCTTCTCTCCTAATTCTCTCAGGACCTTCTACTTCTTTAATTATTTCTTTTGTATTCCATTTATCAACATACTTGATAATGTCACGACCTTTTTCACGGACAACTTTAGTCTTTTCTACAATCTTGTCCTGTATTTCTACATTCTTGTTTGCAGATTCAGCTTCAGCTTTTGCAACTTTAGCTTCCATCTCTTTGACTCTGAGTTCCCACTCTTTATAGTCAGCTAGACCTCCCTCTAGATATACACCAAAAACTAATACAAGTAAGCTAATTATTTGTATTGCTAGTTTATAGGTTTTAACAAAAGGAATGAATCCTAGGACGAATCCTGCGATTGTGCCCAAAATACCTAATCCAAAGATTATATGTATTGCAGCTTCTGGTAATATTGATAGTATCCACATAAAGTTATTTATCAAAAAATAATTTTACTTTATCCGAAATATAGTCCACTTCTTCATCAGTTAGTTCCGGATACATTGGTAAGCTTAATACTCCCCTACTTAACATTACGCTAGTACTTAGTAAATCTGGCTTTGATAAATTTTTTGCTGTGGGCAGGTCCCCCAATACATAATTATAATGAACTTTACTATCAATGCCATCAGTTAGTAAATGAGTATGTAAGCTATTGCGATCAGGTAAGTACATTACAAACTTTTGATGTGCGTGAGGATCCGTTGTATCAGATAAGCAAGTCAATGGTAAGTCTCTGAACTCATCACACCAATACTTTGCTATTTCACTTCTACGTTTTTGCCACTCATCTATATACTTTGCTCTAACTAATATCTGAGCACAATCTTGTTCACTCATCTTACTGTTAGTTCCTACATCATGAAACGCCGGTTTATTGTTATCTCTATATGTTGCGGCAAACAAGTATAGTTGTTCGTCATTCGTAACAATAGCACCACCGTTACCTGAACTAGGTAGATTCTTTGTAGGGTCAAAGCTAATTGACATACCACTACCAACATTGCCACCAGCCTCTAACCAATGTTGGGCACCGTCAACTATTACACCGTGACGGTCTTCATATCTTACATCAGGCCAGGGTCTACGACCAGCAAAGCCCATCACACAGTCATATATGCCGCCTACTCTAGGTTCATGATTCATTATACCATTCTTATCAGTGTCAACTAATTCAACATCCCACCCTGCACTTAATATTGAATTCAATGTTGCCGGATAAGTTAGATTGGGGATTAGAATTTTGGGAGTATTTTTAAATGTCTCTAAGTGTTTCTTTTTCTTATATCTTGCAATAATCTCTAATGCTTGTGTACCACTATGAACTGTGACAGCATACTTTGTTTTAGTGCGGTGTTTTAACCATTCTTCAAACGAACGAGTGTAATGTCCACCTACAAGTTGTCCGTCTTTTAAAGCACGGTGAGTTGCATCTAGCAACTCTTCCCCGATATTCTTATATTGCCTTGCTAGACCGAAGTGAGTGATTTTCATTTTTTGCCCATTCTATATAGCCGCCGTTAGTAACTGACCACGGGCAATATTGTTCCCATAACACTGTTGATTGTTCAGGATTTTCTTTCATCAACTTATCTACTATTACTCTAGATTTATATCCATCTAGAGTCCAGTCATGTGTTTTTAATGCAGTTGCTAGTTCATTCATTTTATTTTATCCTGCCAGTAACTAGATGTACTAAGCCACTCATAATATTTCTCAAAGCCTTCTTCAACATCTACCTTAGGATCGTATCCAAAGTCTCTACGGGCAGCATCAATGTTTAATGCACCTCGACTTGGGAAGTCTGCGTCTTTATCTCGTACATTGATAGTACCTTTACCTGCTAAGTTAACTGCAAGATTGGCTGCATCAAGTAATGTCCTACTATGTGATTTGGTAATATTGTAAGTCTTGTTTGCGGTATTATCACTTAATGCGGCACCAACGATACCATCTGCGGCATCTTCAACATATGTAAAGTCTAATGTTTCATTTGCACCATTAACATTGAGAGTGCCACCACGCATCGCCGTAAGCATGAACTTAGCGATGACACGATCCTCAACATCAAGTGGACCATATACAGCACTAGGTCTAATAATTGTTCCAACAAGCCCATTACGCCTGCTATAATCTCTAACAAGCCATTCTCCTGCTAATTTCATAATGCCATATTGACCTTGAGGGTTACATACTGCATCTTCTGTAACATCGTCAGTGAAGTCGCCATACACCATTGAACTACTGATATACACGAACTTGCGAACATCATATTTTTTGCTTGCTTCCAACAAGTTGAGCAACCCTTCGCTCATAACACGACTCCCCCATGCAGGATTAGCATTGACTACTTTTTGTCTTGGGAAGCTAGCCATATGAATTACGATATCAAAGTTGTATCGACCAAATAACCAATCAATACTTTCACTAGAAATATCAATAGCATGGATACTACCGGGTTGAATTTTCTTCAACCGTTCTGTTATTAGATAGTCTATCTCATCTTGCGGGATGATACCGTAATTAGTTCGTATATCGGTAATAGCAACACTGTGACCTTGTTGTTGTAGTTTGTTTACTACGGTGTGTCCTATAAGTCCTAGACCTCCCGTGACCAAAATGCGTGTCATAATTTTACCTGTTATGTATGAATAGTGTATTATTGTCTTTTATTTTTTTAAATGCCATTTGGTATCCTCTCATAAAAACTTCACTGAGCAAAGTGATATTCACGAATGAATCGACCCCTAATTTAGGACAACATCTAGGATCTGCAAACTTATCCCAGTTATAATCATCAACTACTATTATACCTCCCACTTTAAGTAACCTTTCAGCAAGAATAAGATTTACTATGTTATCTCCTGCAGTTTTTCCGGCATCAATGTATACAAAGTCAAACTGTAATTGTTGTTCATACAATTTAGACATTTCAATAAATGACAGACCAACTAATGTTTTTAACTGATTATATTTTGGGTGAATAGACATATTTTTAAAATATCTATCTTTAACGAACGGATTAATAAATTGATCAATAGCAATTAAATTCCCATCACCTACAAACTTGTCTAATAAGTATGATGCTGATCTTCCTTCATATGAACCTACTTCTAGACAGTTTAAGTTTTTTCCAAAAGTATCATTTAAATAAACCAATATCATTTCCCAGTTTGATATATTATTAGTAAAATCATCTCTGGTATACACAAGCTCATTCATATTTTAACTTCCAAAATGTTAATTGTTCGGGTGTTAAGTCTGCTCTGATTTGGTATTTATAACCATATGTCAGCATATCAAATCCACGATGCCAACTAGGTTTCTGTATAGCATTTTCCATCACCCACTTACCTGCATCTGTCTGTTGCCACTCGTAAATAGGCTGACTAGCATAGATATCAGGATCATCGACATCGCTCAGTCTAAATTCATGAACGATGTGTTCTATTGTTACAATATCCCCTTTATCAGACGGCCATATTCGCTTTGATTTGTCCATGACTCTCATAGTTTTCTAAGTGAATGTCTTGCATTGTCATTTCAAAGATGTTGTTCTTTTGTGAGTTCAACATCAGTGTTGGTGCTGGGTATTCGGTACGTGACAATTGTTCTTTTACTTGTTCAATATGATCTTTGTAGATGTGAGTATCACCCGTAGAAATAATCAATTCACCAACTTTCAATCCACAGTGATGTGCAATCAAATGTGTGAGTAACGCATAGCTACTAATGTTAAAAGGTAAACCAAGAAACACATCCACGCTACGCTGGTACATATGACAAGATAGTTCTTTATTTTTATTGACATAGAATTGACTCATAACATGACAAGGAGGTAGTGCCATTTGATCGAGTTCACCGACGTTCCATGCACTCATAATATGTCTACGACCATTGGGATCTTTAATCAAACCCTCAAGTAAGTTTGAGAGTTGGTCTACTTCTGTGCGGTCAACTGCGAGGCGTGTGCCACCTTTATGCGCCGGACCCATGTCTTTTTCAACCGTGTCTTTGTTCCAGTGACGCCATTGTACGCCGTAGACCCTGCCCAAGTCACCTTCGAATTTCGCTTTTGGTTTCCAATACGGCGCAAGCGCATTCGGTGTCCAGATAGTAACCTTGCCTTCGGTAGTACCATGGGTGAGTTCTGCTAGACGCCTCTCAGAGGATGACCCTTCTAAAAACCACAACAACTCCCCTACTACTGCTCTCCAAGCCAACTTTTTGGTAGTTACTGCCGGAAACCCTCTTCTCAAGTCAAATCTAAGTTGTCTAGCAAAAACAGATAATGTGCCGACTCCTGTCCTATCTCCCTTTTCTTCTCCGTTGTCTAATATGTCTTGTAGTAAATTGTGATATTGTTCCATGTAATAATTGTATCAGATGTTGTTTTGTAAGTCAAATAAAACGGACTAAATAAAAGTGTACCTCGCGGCTGGCAGGCCCAACTACCCTAATGCTAGCAAGGAGCAATCAGCATAACTATTTATTACCTCTATGTTAAGACGCATAGAATAACTGGCCTAAAATACTTAGGTAAGACAAAAAGAAACCCGTTGATTTATCCCGGATCAGGAGTATATTGGAAAAGGCATTTGGTGGTGCATGGAAAAGCGCATGAAACGGAGATATTAAAAGAATGTCAATCCAATCAAGAAATTAAACATTGGGGGAAATACTACAGTGACTTATGGGATATAGTCAATGCTGTAGATAATCTAGGAAATAAAATATGGGCCAACCTAAAACCCGAAGAAGGTGACGGTGGGTTTGTTGACCTGCATGGAAATAATCCAATGAAGGATCCTGAAATAAAAAAGAAGATTTCAGGTGAAAATCATTATTCCAAGAAATCGGGATATATTTGGAAATTATCCGGGATTAACAATAATAGCAAGAAACCCGAAGCGGTAGAGAAATTATCAGGTGATAATAATTATCAACGAAAACTAGGCTACATTCCAAAGAAAAAAGGAATAACTCACCAGAATTATAATCATACCAAATATGTTTGGGAGAATATTACTACGGGTGAGTTAATTCAATTAACTAAACAAGAATTCAGAATAAAATTCAACACGACACACGGTAATGTATGTAATGTTGCGAATGGTAAACGAAAAACAGTGTGTGGTTGGAAAATTCATTCAACTAAGTAAGTTTTTTAATAAATCATCTGTCGTTGGCTGTACGGTGTCAGCAATACTTTGAACATTGAGAACAAATTCTACACTCACTATCATATCATCTAGTTCATCTAGTTTGCGACTAACGGCGTTTTCAATTTCATCTGGGTCCAATCCTTGTTCTAAGAATTTTGCGATATTGATAGTCTGTTGCTTTTTACCCCGAAGTTTAATAATTAACTTCTTAATAAATTGTACAGGTATCTTATTCTTTTCTACATCTTCAAGAATGTGTTCCCATTTTTCAATAAATTCTGGTGACATTAGACACTAACTTTTGCTCTTGTTTTTCTTGCTTTAGTTGGTTTTGCTTCAATAGCGGCAGATGGTAATACTGACGGGTCAAGACTCTTAGCCTCTTCAGTTAATCGGTGTGCTTCTGCTAGTAAGCCTTTTGCTTCACGTTCCATTTTTTGCGCTTGCTCAAGTCTTTGTTTTGCAAGTGATGCATCACCTAGCAAATCACCTGTTGGTACTACTGGATTTTGATTGCCACGCATTCTACGAACCACGTCAGCCGGGTCTTGTATACCGCGGCTATTGTCTAATTCTTGTAAACGCTTAACTGCACTCTCGCCTAGTTTCATTTCATCTAAAATTGTATTCAACTCATTTAAACGAATAGATTGATTTGGTGAAGGTGTCATTAAAACTTGACTTGTTTGAACTTTCTTTAATTGTCCTTCGGCGTGCAACACCTGAAGAATGATTCTACCGTCTTTTGTGTGGGTACGATTTAATGCATCTGCTAAGTGTTCGCTGTTTTGCCCAATATCACTTTCAATACATTGAATCAATGGATCGTGTATGTGTTGGTTTAATAGTTCAGTATGAACAACCAAACACATATGAGCTTCTCCGGGAACTTCTCGAAATACTACTGCAACCTTGCGGTCACCTTGTTTTCCTACATGTCGTGTAAACATAATAATCTCCTATCATATATGATAAAGATATTTAACTGATATCAGTCAATCAAATATTTTTTATTGTAGCGAGTATACCCTATTTAAGACCATTTTAATTCAAAAAGTGTAGCTTCTTTGGGATCTTCAAAACTGATGCATCCCAATGATTCTAAGTTAAACATAAAATCAGTTGTGTCTATTGTAACAGCAAATCGACCACGCAATTTGTTCAATACCCATTGTCTTGATTCTTCTGTTAATGGTGTATGTACTGTAACAAAATGTACTGGTGGATAATCAAGTTGTCGTTCAGCAAACCACACGATAGGATCAATATGATAATCAATCATTTAGTTAGTGCATCCAACATCTTATACTTTTCATAAGCCTCGACAACCATAGGAGTAGTGTTACGATTTTTGGGAGATACATCTACCCAAAGATCATTGTTTAGGTCAGGGTGGATAAACTGACTACCTAAAGTCGCAAAGTTTCTAGGTTGGTGAATCTTGCCACTAGTGTACAATCGTGTTGCTAGTGCTTCTACTTCTTCCCAAGGTTTGACTGAAAGGTCATAAGCCTGTGGATTACGTGATGTATAATTACCTTCATCGTAGTATTGTTTTACTATAAATATAAATCCTTCTAAATCAGGAGTCATAGTGCGGGTAATAATCAATAAAACATCATCCTCGGACACTTCGCCTAATAGGATGCTACGCAAACATCTACCTAAACTTGTTCCAATATGCATCATACAATCATCTTTCTGTTTTGTTTAACGTAGTCACTGTAAACTTTTTTGCCGTTTTCTCTAATCCATTCAACAATCGGTTGAGGGTCATCATTAAAAACTTCTGTGAGTTCTTTATATCCCATTGTGCTATTGAATTCATAAATCTCATAGCATCGTTGACTATTCACCCTTGCTCGTAATATCATATGTTGCAATGGAATTTGCGGGGGTTTTTCAGGAAGTTTTTCTTCTTTAAGGATAGAAACAATCTTTTTCTTATCCCATTCATTATACCTATTCATATGCAAATCAACATCATACAAGCATTCAAGACCGTTAGAGTCCCACATTGCCAAGTAGTGTTTAGTTTTGTTCTTTCTTAACGAGGGCATATACCATCTCTGCTTTGTTAATAGCGTCTGCTAATGAAGGTTCTGTTTCTGCCAATTTAAGAATCTCTTTCCATTCATACCATTTAGCAATGTAATGTTGGGAAGTATCTTCTTTAACCATTGTTCTATCAGACGATCCACTCTTACGTGAGTAGACCGTCTTACCACCATCTGGGCTTTCGTATATTACGATTTCTTCACTTGACTTAATCATCATTCTTGGTAATAGTGTCTAGGGCGTGTACAAGGACTTTAATAAAAACGCCAATCACACCAAGTGAGATAATACCCAAAACCACATATCCAAGTACTTCAAACATACTATATTATCTTTCATCATAGATTGCGTAAGTACCGAAAGGGGGATTAGGATTCGGGTCACCGTGAATGATCCAAGTTGTATCACAATAGTCTGGATCGCCCCAAGAACCGCAGGGGTAGCCGTCAGTGAAACAAATCAATCGCTTAGGTACATTGCCTACTTTTTTCAAGTATTCAAAGATAGCATCAAAGTCAGTACCACCTCCACCTGCTGGCTCATATGTATCGATACCATCCATATTCTCTGAATTGAAGTCTTGCGGGTTATACACCTCAGTATCAAAACAGAACACATGAACCTTATAACCATCAAACGAATCCATCATGCCACCAATTTCACCTAAGAATGCTTGCGCTTGCTTGTTAGAGATAGAACCACTCATGTCAATAGCAACGACCACATCGATTTCTTCTCCCGGTGTCATACCGGGCATGATAGCATCCATGTGCCAGCCTCTACGTGAGGGGCGCATCCAAGAGTAATCAGTACGAATACAACTTGTCAAGTTAGTTTGAATCAGTTCACGCCAGGGCATGACTGGGTCAGTAGCTTGACGAATCAATCGTTCAACACCTGCGGGCAATGAGCCGGCTTCTGCTGTACTTGAAGCATTGATAATTGCTTGCTTGACTTCCTGACGAATACGTTCTTTTTCTTCATCAGAAAGTTGTGGGCGACCCTTACCTTTTTTGTTACCAGTACCGTCTTGACCATCACCGTCACCATCACCATCTCCATCTTCACTATCAAGGTGATCGTCAAGCAATTGGTCAATCAAGTCATCCATGCTGATTTTCTTAACGTTCTTCATCAAGTCATCATATACTTCCTCAGCCGATTTACCATCATACTTTTGTTCGTACAAGCAAGGTACAGTGGTAATGAATTGACCAATCTTGTGACGTTTCAAGTCAGCATTAACACAATAGTCATCGGCGATGTTCCAGATTTGCGGGTCACGATCACCTCTACGACCCATGTGGTCATAGACAACGTGAAGGACCTCATGCGCTACTAAGAATTCAACTTCCTTAGTCTTCAACATCATAATGAAGCGGCTATTGTAATAGAACTTTTGACCGTCAGTTGCCGCAGTAGCACACCATTCGTCTGCATTGATAAGTGTCAACCGTGTAGCAAGATTACCGAAAAACGAATGACGCAACAACAAACCAATACGTGCTGTTACCAAACGTTCACGTGCTAGGTGATCGACCTTAGGGTCTGTAGGTCCAATAAGATTTTCTAGTTTCTTACTACGCTTACGCTTTTTAGTGGGATTCAGTACTTCGCTCATATTAGTCCTTTAGTGTTTGTGTGTTATTATAGCACACTTCTGCTTTATTGTCAAGGGTGAGTATAGCAATATACTCACCCATTATCATCACTCTCCTGCTTGTACGATGTACTTACCGTACTTCTTGTGGAATTCGTCAAAGTTTTTCAACTGTGAAGGTTCGATCGGCAACTTGTAAGTCTTAAGTGCAATCTTTGCACCCATCACAACCAACTCAGTCTCAAAGTTTGCCATGATGTAGTTAAAGAAGTTGTCAGCCATTTCGTGGAACTTCTTACTATCCACTTTCTTGTTTTCAAGTGCATCACGCAATTCATAGCACATTGAAATAGTCAATGAGTACATTGCTGAAATTTCCTTGACTGCAAGGTCCTTAACTTTACCTGACAAGATATCAGAAGGTTCGGGCATCTTACCTGCAATCTTGCGGTGTGCCGCAAACTTAACTGCAAGACCTTCACCAACTGCACCTGCAACCAAGTTGAACAGTGTATCAGTGTCAGTATTGTCCTCATCATTCAGCAAGTCAGACACGAAACACCATGAACGAGGTGTAGCAAACGCACGTGATGCAGACTTACTATCAAAGTCGTACAAGTCTTGTTTAGCAAAAGACAAGTAACCAACCACGTCTTTGTGAATGCCTTTGTTCACAGCCCAGTTCTGCCAAGATGTAAAGTCAGGGCGCATTTCCAAGTGAACGAAACGATTAGCAAGGGGCATCGGCATGCGATAAGTCACACCCTTGTCACTATCTCGGTTACCGGCTGCAACGATAACAACGTTATCAGGCAACATGTACTTACCGATACGACGGTTAAGAATCAACTGATAACCTGCAGCCTGCACTGCTGGGGGTGCCGAGTTCATTTCATCAAGAAACAACACAACGATTGGGTACTGTGATGATTGTTCAGCGTTAGGCAAGTCGCCGGGAGGGGCAAACTCCATCAAGTTTTTGTCTTTGTTGTAGAACGGGATACCACGAATGTCAGTAGGCTCCATCTGTGCCATACGCAAGTCAATCATCAGACCGCCGAGTTCGTTTGTGATTTCCTCAACAACTTCACTCTTACCGATGCCGGGAGGACCCCACAAGAAAACAGGTCGTTTAGATTTGAATGCGGTAAGCAATGCCTTACGTGCTTGAACAGAGGTGATTGTCAGATTGTCAGAGAGTTGCGATGCCATTGTATGCTCCTATGAATGATGGCTTAAGAAAGAAACTGTAGTGTAACAGAGATTTGATTTATCGTCAAATTATTTTTACATGATTTGGGCAACGATGCGATTGTACACATCCTTCTTTGCCATCATGTAGTCGTAGTCACGTTCGCCGGGGCGAAAGTTGTTCCATTGATTCTGACCTGCATACGAAATGAGGTCACGCTTCAATGATTCACCTGTATAGCTTGCAATGAAACCGTACAGGTCGTAGTGTGCGATGAAACCGGAACACTGATAGACAAAGTTGTAACCTGTCTTGTTCAGATTGTCAATGTTTTTGACTGCTTTAACAACGTTAGAGACAATCAGGGTTTTTTGGCGTTCTGTCAGGGGAGTCATTTTAGTTCCTATGTTTCAGTGTCAATACAAGTATTGTAGCACAAGGTCCATTTATTGTCAAATTAATTTGACCAGTACGATTCGCTAGCAGGGTTGCAAGACCAAGGAGTGTCACGGTCGATTTGAACGTCTGCACCGGTCATCAGGTTCTTGACTGTAACCATAGTAGGGTAAAACTCGATACGAAAACCTTTGCTTACAGGGTAAAGTTCGTATTGGAGTTCTCGGACTTCACGCTTTATTTCGGCTTCATCACGGTTACGCCAAACTGTAGTGCTCACAGCCCGCTCGCCTGATCTAGTGCGCTTGTCAGTTTTGTAGATATACATTGTGAAGTCTTGCTTGGTCATTTCGAGTCCTTTAGTTGACTGTTTAAGATTCTATTATATACCCAAAGTGATTTATTGTCAAATTTACTTCATTAAATTTGCCATCAATAGTAGCTTTTCAAAGTGATCGATTGCTTTGTTTATTGCAATAACTTTGTCGTCTATCATAGAGTATTTGCCGGTCCTACGCATAGTTACCTCAAGTTTACTCAACTCAGTCACCATTTTACCAATATTCAAATGCATTCGAACTAAGTCTGGGTTGTATCCAATGTCTTTCATTTGACTACTTAAGTCAATACTAACTTGATTCCAATCGATTGCATGTTGAATTTTCATATTGTTATTGTAACATAGTATGATATTTATGTCAAACAAGTAGGAGCCGAAGCTCCTACAAGGGTTTTTTCTTTTACAAAGTAAAACCTACTTCGCTATCAGGCGTTTGCAGCCAATAGATATGTTTCATCGTTTGCAGATAAAGGTTTTGTGTCTTCGACCGAGTAGAGCGTCTTTCTATACTATGGGTATAGCGACTACACTTTGCCCCCAATCCTAACGGCTTCTACATTGCCGGACTGTCCATTTCAATACTTGTGACCCAATCGATATCTATGTCAGGCCCATCATAAGAAAACTTCTTTACCTTGTTCATCACAAAACATTGTGTAAAAATCGTTTGGTCCGCCTACGAACTTAAACATCCAACTACCTTGGCTGACTTCTCTTTCAGTGCGAACTAAAATGCCCACATCTTGAAATTTAGTAGCAGAGATAATTGGAATAACTTCACCGGCTGTTGTCTTTACACAAATTTTCATCAAACTTCCTTATGGTGGACCTGCCGGGAACTGCCCCCGGGTCTTGAATCCTTTTCTGTCTACTTCATACAGTCTTAACTTAAATTATACGATAACACATAGTTGATTGCAACTATTTCGGGTATGTTACGGTGCTACAGTATTATTGGTTGTAGTAGTTGTAGTTACATTTGGTTGTAACTGCGGAATAATGTCTGCTACTGCTTTGATACTGGCATTGGCCGCATTGGCTACATTAGTAATAGCAGTATTGCTGTTAGCATTTACATTAGTCACCGCAGTTAATCCAGCCGCCGCAGTAGTTCCAACTTGTGCAATCCCGGTCTTCGCTACATCAGTTACAGCAGTAAATCCTGAATTGGCAATAGCAGTGTTAGATGTTGCCATATTGCCGTTCATTGTAGCAAATGTATCATTAGTGCTTTTTGCAACTGCGGCTGCATTGTTACTCTGTGTGATAGCAACCTGACGATTAGCTGTAATTCCGTAGATGTTGGTCAAGCTAGGCAATAATATACTGGTCCATTGTAGTGCAGTGTCACCAAACGTTTTTGGAGGATTAACTTGTTGAACCCTAGGGCTATTTCCAGACTGTGATCCGAAATTAATGCTCATAACGGCAGCAACACGTGCGCCGGAATCACCGGTTTTAGCAATCTCGGCCAGTGCTGCATATCTTGCAGTATCAGACATAGCCTGTGCGTGAGCAATCTTCTGTTGAGTCTCGGCATACATTTGATAGTCTTTGTTAGTAGCACACCCAACTGTTGTCACAGCTATAGCTAGTGCTATTAATATATTTTTGATCATACATTTCTCCTTTGTAGATGTAGTTATTTAGTCAAGATATTAAATTTTGATTGAAGCCATGCCCATTCGTAACTTAATTTAAGTTTATCAATGTCACCGCTAACTTCGTCATAGTATTCTACAGCATCTTTGGCACCTTGAATGCTATATTGGGCAAAGTCACCTACACCCACTGTTGACCATGTTTTCAGCCTGTCTCTGCTTACCGGGCTATCATCTAGCTTCAATTTAATTACTTCACGAAAGCTAGTGCGCCATGTGCTAAATTCGTCAGTGTTGTATCTTGCTACACCACTATTTAATTCAACAACTTCGTGTTCACTATCCAATGTAAAGTCTAATCCTTTACCCATATTATTTAATGTAATCTGTTTGTTGTACGCAATCATAGCTTGGTGACCATATACTAAACCATTGACTGGGTTACTTGCGTAGAAAATGTAATGCTTAGGAACTTGTAATCTATCTGGTTGCCATGAGAAATCAAATTTCTGATTGACTTTTAACTTGGCAAATACAGTAAACATCCAAGGGGTGTTACTTGCTTCTGCTGCGGCATGATAGGCTGCTACACGACCATTGACACCATCAACTCTAACAACTCTATTAGGTAATCCCTTAGTCACTTTCAGTAAGTGTTCATAATTCTCATCAGCTCCAGTTTCACCGTTGCTTAGGAAGACTATATCTAGTGGCTGGGATGTTGCTAATTTATTAGATTTAGCAATGTATGGGTAATCATACAATTCATTGTTGACATACTCTTTGGCTTCTTTGGGAACAACAATATGTGTTCCACCTGTACTAGTAATTAGTATGTTCTTAGATTCTTTTGACCATAAGCTAATTGGTTCATTGTCAACAACTTTTATTTCTTTATTGTCTGCTGTAATGAATGTAGCATAAGGCCAATCAAAATCAGTATTAGTAACAGAGACATGCGTGTCACCTTCAGTTATAAAGCTAGGAGCAGGTAAACGTTTTACTTGCTGATGTTGATTGAAGTTAATCTTATCAATATTCTCTAGCGTATCTAAATCTTCAACCAATGTACGTAATCGGTTTACATTTATAAAGAATGTGTCCCCGTATTTTTGTTTATCACTAGGGAATACATGTAACTGTTCCAATGAGAAGGGATCACAAATGTATGTGAAGTCAAATCGTGTATAATCACATATTGAACTACAAACCCAAATATAGTGATCCTTTTTGATACCTAACTCATACAACATATTTTTCAATGTAGACAAATAATCTCCAGCATACTCAATGGTGTAGACATTCTTCTTTGTTTTGTTTTCAATTAATGAAGTAATGTTAGCTGTATTGTCGTTGCCGTAGTCAATCAAGTACACATCATATATACAATTGCTTGCAAATGCCCTTTTTGTTTTAACAAAATTGAGGTTATTCAAGTGTTCTATAATTTTTACATACTTTGTATCTTCGGGAAATGATTCTTTGTTAACCATGAATGTAGTTCCCCAGTGACTCCATTGTGTGCCAAACACGTGTACCATTTTTTGTTGCCATGGGCTAGGATAGTAATCAAATGTGAAACCGGTGTAATCTAGTTCACTGTTCAATATCCAGCATAATTCTGTTTCAGATTTATTGATACAACGATTAATAGTGTCAACCCAACTATTCAAGTAACGTGTCTTTTGAATTTTGGGATAACGTTTTTGTAATTCTTCAAATCGATATTTGCTTTCTATGTTGCTCTTGTCAACAAAGAACATGCTCAAGTTACTATCAACTTCAACTTTCTGATCCTCAACATAGTTAAACTCACGATGACCCATCATGTACAATGGTGCGTTAACATAATAAGTTTGTGTGTTCTTACTATATTCGTTACCAAATACGTTTATGTGTCTGAAGTTTTCTTCGTTAGGTCTCCAGTTGAAATCAAACCTACTGTAACTTAAGTCAGGGTTAATAGCCCAGAACACTTCTTCTGGGTGTTCTAGTATCAAATCTTCAAGTGTTGTTTTAATTTTATAACGGTTGACTACTGCGTTACGGGTTTCTATTATGCGTTCCATAAACACAACTTCGGTCGCATCAGGCATAGTATAGCGAGGACCGTTATCAGCCCATTGATATATTTGAGGCGGACTATGTGGATTGGGTCTCCATGTAAAATCAAAAGTGTTTAAATCTTCTTTGTTGCTTACTGTCCACAATGATATATCAATCTTAGGTATAGCAAGAGGATAGTCCATATATTTTTTAACAGTGGCACCAGGCACAACATACTCTATTGTTGGCTCAGTTGCGCTATCATTCCACTTGTTGCCAAAGACATATATCATAGGGGGTTCATATAGATTGGGATCAGGTCTCCACCTAAAATCAAAACTATTCATGTCAATAGGGATTATTATATTCCATCTGTCCCATTCAGGTGCTAAATCAACAATACCCATGTACTTGTATTCAGTAGCACTAGGCACATGATATTCAACTGTGGGTTTTTCTTCGGCTGGGTGAAATTTATTACCCCATACGTATATGTATGGAGGGCTAGTTGGATCTGGTCTCCATGTAAAATCAAATGTAGTTTTATCGACAGGAATAACTATATTCCATCTGTCCCATTCGGGCTTAACTTCAACATTGTCCATATACTTGTACTCAGTAGCACCATCTACGTGGTATTCAATTGTTGATTTTAATTCTCCGGGAATCCACTTGTTACCCCACACATAAATGTATGCCGGATCTCTTGGATTAGGAATCCAACAATAGTCAAAATCAATAACATCTTCATGTGTAACCCAATGTTCTGTAGTGGGTAATAATGTCAATAAATCTGGCATGTACTTTCGTTGTGTTGCGCCTGGTACAGTGTATTCAAGAGTGGGTGCTACTTCTCCGAATACAAATTTATTACCCCATACATAGATATAAGGTGGACTTGTTGGGTCGGGGCGCCATGACAAATCAAATGTAGTTTTATCAATTGAATAATATTCTTTCCAGCATTCAATGTTAGGTAATAGTTCAATATTCTGATCCATGTACTTCACTTGAGTAGCCTTAGGAGTATGATATTCTAAACAGGCTTGAACTTGTGCTGGTATAAACTTACTACCCCATTTGTAAATGAATGGAGGATCCGTTGGGTCTGGATGCCATGATAAATCAAACTTAGTTTCATCAATCAAGTCAACTAATATCCAAGCGTCTGATTTTTCTCTACGGCGAATCACCGGTTCTACATCATTACGGTAGATTGTTAATGCGTGTGTATTATCTGTGTTACATAACCAAGTGCCGCTATCTTTTTGATGCTGACTAGGCCATACATTGTTATGTTCTTGTGCCCATACATCTTCATCGGGTAAGAAATCAAAATCAAAGTCCCAGTCAAAATTTCGATAATCACATAGTTCGTTGATTATCCAAAAATGTTCTGTGGTAGATTGTTGTCTAGCATTAGCTAAATCAATTGCGTGTTGCTCTCTTGGGTGGGCATTCGGTTTTTTACCGTAATAAAATACATCTCTCATTAACATGATGTTATTTAATCCCGTGTTGTGTATGTTTTATTTTATTAATTTACAATTATCAAAGTGGAATCTAAACATAATCAAACCCTTTCCTTCTTTCCCGCAATGTGGACAAGAATGTATCTGTGCAAATTGCTTTGTTCCAGTATGTGTACCTGCTTGAATTAAGTCTTGTTGAATCTTTCTAGCTTTCTCAGGTGTAATTCCAAATGCAGATCGTTGATTACTACACCAATCATATTTTGTTCTGTTTTGTTTTAAAAAAGGATGTGTTCCGTTATCTACCCTAGATTTTTGTAGGCCACTTCCTAAAAAATTATGCTTACCCGACAAAACTCTATTTCGTTGATTAATACTACTGTGTTTAGTATGAAAGTTTTCACCCTGAAAATTGTGCGTACCTTCTGTCAATCTCTTTTTTGATGCCAAGCTAGCTAACCTTGATTTCACCTCAGGTGCCATTTCCATGCGTTTTGCCATTTTGAAACATGCACCCCAATCACCCTGTGAGTAATGAATATCATAGTGCTCCTGTATAGTCATTGCACTGAGGTTAGTTGGGTCATTGTTATTATGATTTCCATCTATGTGATGAATTTCATATGTTCGTCCATTTGGTTCCTTAGGGATAGGTCCAAAATTTTGCTCGTATATTTTGCGATAAATACTCATGCTGATTGCTCCTTGTTAGCATTAGAGTAGTTGGGATTGTCCAGATCCGCGAACTACACTTTTATTTATGCCTTAGGAGCAAACTTTCACTCCATACATTAATTCGAACCTGTCAGCATCTTTTCGGTCATTTACCATTGGCTCGCCCCTGATGTTCAATGATGTGTTCAATAACATTGGACAACCGGTCAATACGTACCATTTTTCAAGGAGTTCTCGTATTCCACTTCCATCTTTCGGGACAGTCTGGACACGACTAGTGCCGTCGTGGTGAACGATAGCAGGAAATAAGTAAGGAACCCTACAACGAGCGATTGACTGCATATACCTACTGTTATTGAAACCACGTGGCATATCAAAATAAGTATCAGCATATTCCTCCAGAATGACTGGCGCAAAAGGTCTGAATTTTTGTCTTCGTTTGATTTCATTTACTTTATCCTTAATTTCTGTTCCTCTTGGGTCTGCAAGTAAGCTTCTATTTCCCAAAGCCCTTGGCCCAAACTCTGCTCGTCCGTTAGCGACTCCCACAATTTTATCAGTGAGTAGACTATCAAGTATACGATTAGTAGGATAAGGCCCACTAATATCATAACCAAGAAAAGCGTTAGTCCAATTAACCCGTTTACCATAGCCAAGACAGGCCGCTCCAAGACTAGAACCAGCATCGCCAGGATTAGGTATAATCCAAATGTTGTCATAAAAGTTTCCTAATAATCTATTTGCTAAACAATTTAATGCTACGCCACCACCATATACAAGATTCTTACCACCACCGAGTGCTCTTGCTTTACTGATAACGGATGTAATCAACAGTTCGGCAATTAGTTGTGCGCTACAAGCAATATCCATATCATCAGCGTCCTTGATGAATTCGTCCGATACTCCTATGTGTAAGTTATGTTTGAAAGTAATGTCTTTATATGATTTTACTAATGTGTCAGACATTTCTTTTAATTCTTTTGATAGATTATGTTTACCATAAGCTGCCATGCCCATCAAAATATATTCTTCGTCTAATGGGCGTAGTCCCACCCGTTGTGTCATAGCACTATAGAATAATCCTATACTATGTGGATAATGTTGTCCCCATAACTTCTTATATTTTGCTATACCATTCTTATCATAATACGCATTCCAAATACTAATAGTGTCAAACTCTCCGATAGCATCAATAACAACTACAGTAGCATCATTGTAGGGACTTGTTTGAAAGCCTGCGGCTGCATGACTTAAATGATGGTTATGTGTATGTACTTTACTACCTCTACCATCAGATATTTTATACAATAAACCTTCACCAATAATATGTTTAGTTGATATGTTTGCTAATGCGGGTTTTTCCCCACTATATAACTGTCGGAGATATTTCATTAATGGACGTTCATAATAATGAACTTCAATATTACGTGAGGTTGCATATGCTAACGCATCGGTTACTATATCCATACTTAAATGTTTATCATGCTTATGTTTAGTGTAACGTTCACTATGTCCAGCAAATAATATATTGCCAGCATCATCTATAAGACTTATTGCAGAGTCATGGAAACCGGTTGATATTCCTAAATAGTTCATATCAATATATAAAAGGATCTCGTTTCTTTAATTCTTTAAGTCGTTTACGATATTTTAAATACTCACGTAATTTTCTAACCCAGCCAAATATATTCATCATTTTAGTCCATCATAAATATCTATTTAGTAAATCAAAACATCACAGGAACTTAATAGTGAATAACATAAATTATGAATTTACCCCGGGCAAACCAATACGCACATACGGAGCGAATGGAACATGGAGAGATTGGAGCACAGATGAATTAGTGGGTGCTAAGTTAAATTATCTTCAGGGTTGGAAATGTGGGGCCGGAGTTGACAGTTTATTCATTGATATGGATGGAGGTGTCTGGACTGCTAGCTGTCGTGTAGGTGGTAAATTAGGTAGTGTTTGGGATGATTTTATTGTACCCGAAGATTGGATTGATTGTACTAAAAACGTATGTAGTTGTGGTGCTGATTTATTCATACCCAAAACTAGTATTATAGAATTCAAACCTATATTAAGAAAAGGTCAGGGATTACCTGTTCAACCTGAATTACGTAATGATAATTTAACAGAATATGTTGGTATGGAACGTACTCATGCTAGCACACAAAAACAAATATATTGGGAAATAGGCCGTAGATGTAACTATGATTGTAGCTATTGCTGGCCATGGATTCATAACAACACGGATCCTCACAAGTCATTAGAAGAATTAATGAAAGCTACTCATTTGATTGAGAAAAAGTTTACTAAGGGTGAAAGTGTTAACTTTATCATCAGTGGCGGAGAACCTACTGTAAACAAAGATTTCTTAGATTGGTTGCGTTACCTAAATGCATGTGGACATCATGTTAGTTTACATAGTAACGGTAGTCGTTTACCTGATTATTACAAAGAAGTTATCCATTACGGAGATTTAAATCTTAGTGTTCATTATGAATTCTATGATAGAAAGAAATTTGTTAAGGTAGTAGAAGCTATTGCTAAAGAGAAAGCAGAACACGGTGATTGCGGTCATTTAGAAATTAAGTTTATGATGGCTCCACATAACCGTGATGAAACATTAAGCTTAGAAACTGAACTAAAAGCGTTACCACATTTTAGTGATTATTGTACATGGGCTATTGTTCCTATTCGCGGAGACTTGAATAACAAGAATAGTGAACCAACATTTGGATCAGGTAGTGAAGTAATGGAAGGTTATACAAAAGAAGATTATATCTTATTTGGGGATAGAAAATAAATGGCAATGGACAAAGATACTTGGATAGCTGAAAATCTAATTCCAAAAAACACAGAAATTAATACTAGTAGAAGACCTAGATTAAATGTAAAATCAGTGGGTGTAAATGTTGGCTATCGTAAGACTAAGTTTACCTTATGTGTACTAGGCAGTTGGGCTATATATATGCCGCCTTATAATTTAGCAAGACTTGTTGGATTAATGCGTGAAGCTGGATATCCTACTACAGTATATGATTTCAACGTAGAGTCACACTATGCACTTAAAGAAGCTAATACTAATTTAGATGATGCGTGGAACGGTGCAAATTATTGGTGGTGGCAAGGTGATGAATATTATAAAAGAATTCACCCTACATATGAACCTATATTAAAAGAATCTTTAGAAATTTTGTTAGCAGGTGATCCAGATATTATAGGTTTCAGTACATATTACACAAATTTGCTACCCACTAAGTGGATGATGGCTGAAATTAAAAAAAGAAGACCTGATATAACAATTGTAATGGGCGGTCCTGAATGTCACGAAAATTATTATAAAAAACCAGATGAAGTAGATTATTACTTTATTGGTGAAAGCGAACAAAACATATTAGATTTCTTAGAAAATTGGGAAAACGGAATAAAACCATTACAACCCGCAATAGGTAGTCTATATAGTGATACACGTATTGACATTGATAGTCTACCTTATCCAGACTATAGTGATTTTGATTTAACTAAATATTGGGGGAAAAATAGCATATGCGCCGAAATCAGTAGAGGTTGTATCGCTAAATGTAGCTACTGTACTGAAGTATATTATTGGAAATTCCGTGACCGTGGTGCTAACAATGTAGTAGATGAATTAGAATTTCAAGTTAAAAAATACGGTATTAGTTTTGTTTCATTTGTTGATAGTTTAATGAATGGTAATTTAAAAGAATTTAACAATTTTTGTCAAGAATTAGTAAATAGAAAATTAGGTATTAACTGGTGGGGATATGCCAGAGCTGATGGTAGAATGGATTTAGAATTCTATAAATTAATGAAGGCGGCGGGCGCCCAAGGATTCAATTATGGAATTGAGACCGGTAGCGATAAAGTATTAAAAGCTATTAATAAAAAAAACACAGTAGCAGAAATTAATCAAAACATTATTGACTCTGATAAAGTGGGTATGAAAGTATCTGCTTGTTGGGTTATAGGAGCGCCCGGCGAAGATATAGAAGCATTTACACATAGTTTTAATATGTTGTGGAATCATAGAGCAAGAATTATAGCATGTAGTCCGGGTCCAGGATTAGGTGATAACATGGGTTCAGCATATGATGATAGAGAAAAGTTCAACCTAAACCCAAGAAATAGTCCATGGCTAGGTGGATGGTATACATTAGACTTAACTAATACAAAGCTCCATAGACATATTAGAATTAAATGTATGCATATTTGGTTACATCTATGCAAGGAGTACGGTGGTACTATTGCTAATGTACATAGTTCAGAAGGAGCTATTACCGATCATTTTCAACTACAATTTGATTCAGAATACATAAATGAACATGTTGAATATGAGAATTTTGATTTTAATATTATTAAATCAGGGCATGGCGCATTTGCTGATAGTGTAATGAATGAAGCATTTGGATTCTTTAGAATGTTGTGGAGAGTTCGTGGAGGATTTGAAATGACATTAAATTTTAATAGTGAATTAGACCACAGAGATTTTATCTTTACTATTGCCCCTGATTCACATACATATACTGCTAAGTTATATTTTAAAATAGATGATATTGGAAATTTTGTAACCAAGTGTGATTTTAACTTTGTTAATAACTTTAAAGATATTATTAATATGGATGGTTTTGACTATACTCATGAGGATTCTGGTCAATGGACTGAATCAACCAAAACTAAAATAAACAAAATATTTTTTATTAAGTCAGAAACAGTAGTTCCTAATGTATTACCTATTGAAAGTTGCTTTTCATCTATCTCAGTAGAAGAACGATTTATGCTGTTACGTACTTCAAAATATCTTAAGCCAAACAGTGTAGTATTAGAAACTAACTCAGGGCTTGGTGGACGAGCATCTATTTTAGCAAGAGCTAATAAGAATATAATAATTCATTCTATTGAATCATTTGATCAAGATTCGTTAAAAAGAGAATTTGATTCTATGCAATCATGGGCAAGAGAACAATTATTTGATAATTGCAAAGATAACAACGTAGATAAAAAAATAGGGCATGATTTACTACAGTCTATACAAGAGGATTTTGAGTCTGATGCTAGCGGTAAACTAGCATGGGAACGTATTACTAAAAAATACTCTAATATAAAATTACATCATACATCAACACTTAATGATTTTGTAGATTGGAATACTCCACTAGATGTTTGTTTAATTAATACACACCAAAATCCTATTTTTAAAACTAATTTAGAATTTTGGACTAAGCATGTTAAGCCTGAAGGGTATATCATAGCACATTTATACCATGAAACATACGGAGTTGATGTTTATAATGGTATAAATGAATTATTAAATCAAGGATGGAAAATAGTTGAAAAGGTAGACACTTTGATATGTATCCAACGTACTACAAGCTAATCTAAACACTTATCTTCTTTAATTTTACGTGCAACAATTGTAGCAAAACTTTTTACTGATTCTAAATTTGGATGTGCATTTTTAGGAGAAACCCAAAACTTTCCGTTATGGCCAGGAACCTGTATCATTGTACTAGTCCACGATTCTCCTATAGATGGGTGTGTGTCCTCAGTTGAAGTAAAATTAATCCAACATTTAGAATCCAATGATTCAACCAACCGAAGTGTATCTTGCAAAATTCCAGACTGAAATGCTAGAGATTCTATTATAAAATCTTTAGAATTGCCCAATGCTCGATAAAAAGTATAAGATATACCATTTGCTTGTAGAAAATTTTCTAAAAGCAATATATTTTTAATATAGTTAATATACAAATCTACATCATCTGCGTCTATTAAAAGAACTTTTATATAATCTTCATACTCTAATGCAAAGTTATGTTTCCCTAGCTGATTAGGATTTAAATTTATAAAAGATTTAGTTCGTTTACCAAATTTCATAGCTCTAGCAATACTAGACCATCCTATTACTACGTGATAGTTATGTCTATCTTCTATTGGAATAGACAATATATAATTTACAGTAGCTAGTGAAATCATATCGTTACTTTTTCCTTCATTCGACAGATCAATTTTATTATCAGTATCAATACCTACTAACTCAGATACAAGTTGCGGCAAGTTATATTTTCTCTTATAAACGTTGTGGTACTCGTTCCAAATAACTCTGTTTTCGTTAGTATGTTGTACTGACGGAACCGTCGTAAACCATTCCCATGATAACTTATTACCTATTTCTTTTGAATAATCATCCCATACAAGCTCATCGCCTGCCATGAAACTACAACCATTAAACACTATTTTTTTCATAGTTAACTTTTTACAATATTTATTATTTTTTTATTTATCTCTTGCTCTCTTGACAACTGTTTAATATGCCAATTTGAAATTTGTTTATTTACAAAATGATTTAACTTTTCCCAATTACCAAATGCTACATGATTTGAATAGTCTATTGGTTTAAGTTCATCAACTTGTGGTTCTAATGTTTGTAATATGACACTTATATCTTTACTAGGCAACTTCCATATACTTAAATGTTCAGGATGATGTATAGTGTTATACCACAAATTAACTTTATTATCATTAGTAAACTTAACAAAGTTTGGCATTTCCCACCAGTTGTTGTTCATAGGATTAACCATAACGCTTAATCCACGATCATTTTCATGGCAATATTTTTTAAACTTTTGAAAGTTTTCCATCAAATCATCAAAGTTTCCGTTGATACGTATAGATTCATAATTATCTTTATCTAAACTATCAATACTAATATTCAAATGAATATTACATTTTTCTAATATTTCTCGTACTTGTTTATTATATACAGTCCCATTAGTAGCTATATTGATACGTAAGGAAGGATTAATTTGTGCAACTACCATACAAATGTCATATACAATCTTTTGTGCGAATGGTTCTCCACCATTAAAACGTAGTTCTTCTAAATGGGGTATAAATTCTTTTAATTGTTCTACAAAACTATCATCATAGACTGCAGGCATAGGTGGAAGTTTTTCTCGGTTCTTTCTGATACCGGAACTTAGTCTACCCTCGCACATAATACATTCTAAATTACATTGATTACTAAGTTCTAGTTCAAGTAATGTAGGATATTCTTTTACGGTAAATCCATCATATGCTAATGCTAAGGGCCAAGTATCAGCTTCTATTTTTTGTTTACATACTCTACATTCACTGTTGAATAATCCTTCTTTAAGATTGTTTCTATATTCAGTGAATTTCTCACCAAACCATATATCTTTAATAGAACGTGAAGTACTCCATTTATCTATTTTACCCACTAGTAACCAGCAAGGAGCTACATTACCTTCAACAGTAAAATACATATTGTTCAATGGAGCAACACACGGACTTATTGTGTTTATTTCTCTACTTCGGTCAAACTCTTTACGCTTACCATTATATGCGTCAATTTGCTCTGGTGTTAATTTATTCATCTTTGTATTCCATAACTAAGTTTCCCCATTCGCCAAATATGGTTTTAAAATCTTGTTGTCTGTATTGGTCTAATTCTTCATTCTTACTAATAAATTCATTGATAAGTGTATCATTATCTCTGGATAAATGCAAGAAGTTTTTAACGATGGCAAAATCTTCATGTGTTAAACGGGCAGATACAATTTCTTTTAACTTATCCGGTAAGTTCTTCACACTATGACTAGGAGGGTAATGTAATATATTATAGTAGGTGTATATATCCAGTGTCTTTGCCCACTCTAAGTAATCTGGCAGATAATACACGTTAAAAGAACTAACAGTAGGACATAACGTTAGAAACAGATTACTATGTGTCTTTCGTAATTCAATAAATTTTGTTATATTTTCTTGTATTACGTTCCATTCTGTGGGATAGCGTTCGTACTCCAGTCTAGCATCTAAATCATCAATTGATAGACACAGTGTTATTTCTTTGAACTGAAGTATATTATCTAAAAATTTTTTATTGTACAAGGTGCCATTAGTGTTCAACAATACTGATATGTTCTTGGCTTTGCCTGACTTGATTAGTAAGTCTAGAATTTTTATGTTCTCCGGACTTGCCATTGGCTCACCCCCAGTAACTTCAAGGTGAATTAAATCTTCTGCCCATTTGTTAATAACTTCTTCATTGGCTGTACCAAGAATCTTATTGCTAATCCAATATTCGCTTCCTTCTAGTGTTATATTCAATCGTTCTTGATGTTCTTTCAAAAAAGTTGAACTTGCTTGTGGACCACAGATTCTACATTTGAGATTACATACGTTGTTTAGTTTTAAGTCCATTGCACGTGGACCGCTAGTAGCAACAGGTTCAAAAATCATACCAGTTGTGTCTACCTTTTTGTCAATTTCCCATTGAACTCTAAAACTCTTGATTCCGGCAGCTTCTTCATCCCAACAACTTTGACATTCTTTTGGTTTCTTACCATCCAAAAATGCTTGTCTAAGATTTTGAAAACGCTGGTCATTCCATAATACATCTAATCTACCCTCTTTCATATTAGGTAGTTGATATTCATTAGATATATCAGGTTGTGCAAACTTACAACACGGGCGCAATGACCCATTAACATCGGTAGATATATTAACCCACGGCAATGAACAAAATGATTCAGGTAAATTATTACTCATATTTTTTTAACATCTCATTTAATTCAGGAAAAGTTTTACTAAACGATTCGTTTCTGTATTCATCGTGGATTTGTGTTTTGTGAAAAAACGTTTTTAACAATTTTACATCATACTCTGCTCCATACATAAAGTTGATAATGTTATCAATGGAGGGTGACCAAGCCGTTAACATGTTAGATACATCAATCGATAACAATTTTTCTTTGATAATATCTTTAATCTCAGTTGGGAAATTAACAATAGAATAATGATGTGGATAATGAACTAAATTCAATACTACTTCCATATTATATTGTTTAATAAACTCAAAAAATTCCTTCAAGTAAAATACATTTAGTATACCAACTGTAGTATAAAATCTCAGTATCATATTAACATTGTGTTTTACTGCTAATTCTTTATATTTTACAATGTTATCTTGTACTTCATTCCATTTAGCATTTTTTCGTTGATACTCAAATCGTGACCCTATATCATCTATACTGAAATTTATAGTTACTTCTTTGAATGGTGCCCACAACTTAAAAAATTCTTCATCGCAAATAGTGCCATTGGTGTTATAATACAATCCGGTATTTTTTGGCTTACCGTATTCATTCATAATACGTAGAATTTTATCATGTTCTTGTTGCATTAACGGCTCACCACCATAGAATTCTAAATAATCAATAGTAGGTGCCCACTGTTTTAATATTTCTTCATTATTGGGATTTTCTGAAAACTTCTCTTTTGCATTACTAGTAAATGATTTAGCATCACCCATGTCATGTACTTGTAAATCAATGATTTCTTTCATCCATTGCGTACTTAAAAACGGTGTACATATTCTACATTTAAGATTGCACAAATTACTTAGTTTTAAATCTAACGTCTTTGGATACAATCTAGGTATATGATGGAAAAATGTAGCATAGGGGTGTTCTTTACCACCTTTTTCTCTAGTTAATCTCATACTAGGTATACCGGCTGCTTCTTCATCCCAACATGCTTTACATCCACCAGGTCTTTCGTTTCGTAGAAACTGGTCTCGTAGATTTTGAAATTC